TGACCTGCATCCTGACCCATTTGACCTGCATCCTGACCCATTTGACCTGCATCTTGTGCTGAACCGCCTACTTCCATATCAGGATTCATTTCATCAGCAGACATATCTGGAGCGGCTTCATCGCCAGATTCCTGATCTTGAGGAACATCGTCGTCTTGACCTTCATCTTTATTATGATCTTGAAGGAATGATGCTAAAACATCGTCAGCAGCATGCTTGATATGGCTCACAACAAAACTTGCAAATTTTTTGCCCAACTCGCCATGTGAATGATCAATATGACCGTGTTGAGAATCTTTTTCCAAATTGCCGACATGACTTTCAAAATCGGAATCCAATATCATGCTCAAAGAGTGGAGAGCATCAACATCGTGGAAAAGCTTGATCAAGTTTTCATGAGTGAAAATCTTCTGCAAGTCTTTGAGGCTTTTCAAATCCTTGCTATAAACATGACGAACATGGGTTTTAATGCCTTCTCTGCCCTTTTCGTGAGTCAACAAAGATGCTGCTATCAGCTTAAGAGCTTGAGCGCCTTTGTCGTGTGCGTCAACGAATTGTTCTATTTTTTTCTTAATTTTAGCAAGATACTTAATTATACGAATTTTTTCATCAAGTTCTTTTTCTTGTCTTTTTTGCTTTTTTGCATAATTCAAGGCATCAAGATCATCTTCCATCATTTTTTCTCTGGACATGGTTTCCAGAAGATTAGTGTCACGATCTAACAACCAGCTTTTGAACTTATTCATAAAAAAATCTCTCCACATTTCTAATTATTTAGGAATGTGGAGAGAATTATTCACAAGCAAAGATAGATTTTTTGCTTATTTTTTGCTTTGACAAATATAACACAACTGGATGCCAATTTTATTTTTTTCCAGATGTGCAATTTCATTGACGCATTCTTCTTTGGCGCAAATCCTTAGTTTGTTTTTCTGACAAGCGACATTGAATGCTATTTTATTTTTATCAACATGATTTTCTTCGCTTATTTCTTTCAAAATCGATGGAATCATCGAGTAAACCTGCTGAATATCGCCGGAAATTAAAGTGCGTGGCGCATTAAGCTTCACCATCTTGACTATCCTTTTGACTCTACTGATAAACAATTCCATGTGTTCCTTATCATCATTAACAGCATTATTCATTTCAATCTCCACGCTATAATTTTATAGCCATCTATAAGAGCCACCATGACTCATCTTGTCTTTCCAGAATACCCAGTTTTTCTTCAAAAATAAAAGGTTTTACCCAAATTCCATTGCGAAGTATGAATTTACAATGCCTTGGAAACCCGTCAACTCTATTAGAAGGATCAAAAAAATGAGCATGAGTGATTCGACCCAAGAATTCCTGACATGTGAATGTGGAAGCCCCGGTCACATAGCAATCATTGAATTGTTTGAGTGGAAAAAAAACGATAAAATCGTTGATGTCGATGTATCTTTCCATATCAACTTCAATCCAGATCAATCTATCTGGATGAGGATTTGGCATGCAATCAAGTATGTTTTTAATCATCACAACTCAAATGACGGTTTTGGAGACATCATTCTCAACGAGGAGAAAATTGATAAAATTATTTCTTTGCTTTCCAAGGTGAAAAGCATTAAAGAGAACATGAAAAGTGATGTATAATTAAAAACAAATCCGTCTCATTGTGGCGGACTGATTGTTGAGGTGATTTATGTCTACTAAACTGAGTATTTTCTGGGACGGCAAGAACCATATTTATCAAGAGTGTTTTGATGAAAAGTCAATATTCATTGAAAGAGAAACCGATGACACAAAGATTTTACTTGAATTGAATTTAACTCAAGTTTTGAGTATTGTTCGTTGCATGAACTACGAAAGATTTAAGCAACAGTCTGAATTGACGGATGAACAGATTAAAAACCATGTAGTTGGTGATGTTGAACATAGAATTAATTCATCATCAAATACCATGATTGAATTACATGGGGCATTGATTTATGGATTAGCCAAAGATCCTAAGGAATTGCAAATACAAAGAGGTATGGATTACTACACCACCAAAAGAAATTACTTGAAAAAAATTATCGACGAGATAGAATCATCAAGGGCTAACTGGCCATTTCACTTTGGTTTGGAAGAACTAATCCAATCCGAAGCGTGATAACTCAAAATCTGCACTCTATGAGAGAGAGCGAGGAATATCATGGAATATGTAAGCAGGATGCGGAAAAATATCAAAGAACTAGTTGACTTTGAAAAACTTAAAAAAAGCAACGATCTTTGCTTCAAATGGAGCAAAAGAATGAAAATATCTCGTCGTGATTACATGAAATTCATCCTGAGCATATACAAGAATCCAGAATCCATAATAGAAAAAATCAAACCGAGATACTTAACCGAGTACAAAAAAGATATTCAAAACATGTTTTACGCACAGCAAATTGAAAACTTGCTTGCTGAACAGTATCATGCCATGATTTTTAATATCATGCATAAAATGCGAATTGATTTTGAAAAGTTTGATGAATTTGTTACAGATGGATTTCTAGCAATTCGTTCTGCCACATGGCAATATCGCACCTATAAGATCAAAGCATCATTTACTACATTCGTCCATAAAGCAATCTTTATGAGAATCAAAGGGCAACTCAATAAGAATAAACTAAAGAAAGAAAGAAGAAAAAACTTTAATCTTTATTATGAATCAAGTTTTGATTCAGAAACATTCAACTTCAATAATTTCTCAAAGCATATCGAAACTGAATGCGGTAATAACTTTGATAGCGAACTTAACAATCTGATTTATAAATGTAAACTAAGTCCTAAAGAAGAATGCATGTTGCGCTGTTTCGTAAACAGAAGAATAGATTGCCTTTGGTACGAAGAATACCAAAGGCAATTTATAAATACGAAAACAAATAAGCCATTCAGCAGGCAAAGTATTTACAATCAACTTTTAGCTGTTCAAAACAAAATCGCAAAACACATGAGATCTAACAATTTCATTGATCCAAAATTTACAGTTCCGACCACACATTACGGAGACTTACGATGATAATTTTAGAAAATTGGTAATCAGTCGCCAATTTCAGTTACTTGGCTGGGCTTATTTCTCAAGCCTATCATCAATTTTGTATGAGGGTGTCCACCAATCAACCTAGTGTACCAACCCTTATGCTTGCCAAATGTTGCTGCTATTTTAGGTGGCAAAGTTGCAAGCTCTGGATGTTCACCGTGCCATATGATATTTTTGCCGGGCAACATGCTCCTAACAGTTTCCTCGTCCTCTATCACAGGAACTGTAGCATCAATTAATTTCTTAGCAAGAGGTCCAGACACTTCGCCATAAGCGTCACCTTTATTGAATTCCTCTTTCTTTTTGTCAATCAATAATTTTTTAGCTTCTTCGCTCGATCCTTTAGCTGCCGAAAGAACAGCCTTATTGCCTTTGTCTGTGCGCTTATAGCCAATCACAGCATCTGGATCAGAATCGTCATCTAAATCAATAGCCTTCACTACTGAAAGATCGCCCTTCAAAAACTCGCTAGTTAAATCATGTTTCGACCTAATATTGGCATTTCCGCCTATTCCTTTGTAGGCATCATCAATAAGATCAAAAATTTGTTGAGCCAAATCAGGATCTTCGATTATATGGGACTTTTCTATGGAAACCCATTTTCTTTTTGAATTGGGGAAAGAAGATGCAAAATCTTCCCTAAATTTTCTTCTCCAATCTCGATAATTAGTTAACATTTTACCTCTATGTGATTAAAATAAATTATTTAAGAGTGAGCCTCTTGTCTTCGACATCCTTAATATAGTCAGAAAACTTCTCAAGAAGTCCTCTATTTCTCAATTCCTTGAATGCCAAATTTTCCAAACTGAATTCTCCTCCATGCTGAACTGCTGATCCTCGCATTTTTCTCAATTTTTCTTTATAGTCATCCATCTCTTTAACATCTTTTGATTTGCCGTCAATGAATCTTTTAATTTGATTTTCAATATCTTTTATCTTTTTAACAAGATAGGGATCTCTTAGATTAATTTGTTTCTTGGCTGGTTTTTTAATCCATTTATTGTCTTTCAAACTGAATACTCCTTGGTCAGATGATGTGGCTTGTTTCTCATCTTGTGCATACAACTCAACAGGAAATCCTTTTATCTTGATATTATGAGTAAGAGCTATTAAGGCTTTTTTATCACTAAGATAATCATCCATGATTTCAGGATCGCAAACCTTGAGCTTTTTCTTGTCAATTATCAGATGAACATCAACATCGGAAAACTCGGTGTAATTGTAGTTTGCGTTGCCTCCAGTGAAGATTATGTCCTTGACCGCATCTTTGGGAATATTAGCATAATCACGAAAGAATTCAGCTATGTCGAGCAAATGATCCCTAACATCTGAGTCAAGAATTCCATTCTTCCAAAAAGATGGATTCAAATCATCGTGGTATTTGAGAGTCAATTCGACTTTTTCAAAATATGCCCTGAAATTCATCATGATTTATATATAATCTCGCTTGACTTTTGTTTTGGAGCAACAATAATAGGGTTGTAGTCAATTCAATCTGCTCTGGATTGACTATTGGGATCGTAGCTCAGTAGGAGAGCGGAGTGCTTGAATGGTCTTCAGACCTTATGAGCGATAGGTTGGGAAACTGCCTATCGGATCGCCCCGAATTCGGTGAAACCTCTGGGATCAATCCCGTGGCAACGCCGAGCCAAGCGGACGAGAAATCGTCTGGCGTGTGTAGAGACTATGGGGGGTGGACCTAAACCGCAAGGCATGGTTGTGACATAGTCCAGACCACGAACATCGCAAGATGGCGGCGAAAGCCGAAGTGGTATGATAACGCTTAGGTCGTGGGTGCAATCCCCACCGATCCCATAAACCCCTTCAGAAATGAAGGGGTTTTTCTTTATTCCAATAGCAAATCATAGTAGCTTCTTAAAAGCTAGATGACAGAGTGCGGGTTGAGATCATGGGTTTTGTCCATTGGCCCTTGTATCTAACACGATGGTCGTTGTTGAGGGCTGCTCCTTGCCTGAGATGACCATACCAACACAATCGAGGCAGGATTACGGCCTCGATGCCTGCGCCGTCATCTAGCATGTCAACATACTATAATAAGACATGAAATTTCATGTCTATGATCGCTTATCCCTAAATGAAAGAACCCACAACTCTGAATGGTGTTGCACTCCATTTGATGAAAAAAACATTGGAAAAAAGCCAAAACTCAACAATTCTTATCACCACATAGGAAAAATTAGTTCAATACCCAACTACAGTCCATCTGAATGTGATTATTTCCTTGTGCCTTATTTAATAATCCACACACATCATCTAAAAGACGAAAAAGAACTTTTTAATCACTTGTCTGAAAATCTGGCTTTTTTCAAACACAAACCCGAGAAGCACATATTTTTTGTTGGATCTGATGAAACAAGACCAATCAAAACATTAGAAAATTCAATTGTCTTTGCCTTTTCTGTAAACAAATCAAGTAAAAACAAGTGTTTGTATTATCAGCCAATTGTTGAAGTGCCGAAATTAATTTCTTCTATAGACCTTGCCCACTACGATGTTTCTTTTCAAGGATACTTTTGCAATGAAATCAGGAAAAAAGCTGCCAATTCTGTTTCTGGCTTGAAAAATGTCGTGATAAATAAACGCTATTGGTTTGAAAAATTTATGGGAAGAGAAACAGAAGAAATAGAAAGAAATTATATCGGCTTGATACAAATGAGCAAATTCGTTCTATGCCCAAAAGGGTTTGGGATGTCATCTGTAAGATTTTTTGAAACAATCGCTTCTGGCAGGATTCCTATTTTAATCTCTGATGAAACAAAACTACCGATTGAGCATAAAATTAATTACGACGAATTTGTTTTAAGAGTAAAAGAAAGCGAAATAGATTCAATACCTCAGAAAATATATGAATTCAAAGAAAAAAGGAATTTGATACAAGCTTCAATAGCTGCAAGACAAACATGGGAAAAATGGTTTTGTCCTGAAAATTTCCATAATTTTCTAAAAGAATCGCTAAATATTTCATGAACATTAATTTCAAAGATTGGCTAATTGCCGAAGAAGATACTTTAATCACTTTAGGTCAAAAAAGAGATTCAGAAGTAAGCGGTTTTTGCTTGCATAACCCACAAATAAATGAATTTGCAAAAAGCAATTCTACGAACATGTTCATCGTGTTTGCTTTCGTGTTTTATACAATTCAGAAAGAGTGGCAGATTGTAAGGCAAACATTCCCTGAATTCTTGAAATGGATTTTTGAAGATGCAGTAAGGACCGACAATTGGAATTATAAATTACAGCCTTTCCACAAATATGCAAACATGATAGGCGCAAACAAAAAAAGACCAAATCAAGCTTTCTATATCGCTGATTTGTGGAAAAATAAAAATTCCATTTTTAGCAATATCATGCGACTCATGAAAGGTGAAACCACATCACTTAGCACTTCATCTGAATTTGAAATATGGAAGTACATTTACCAAAATGTGGAGGGATTGGGAATTACAAAGGCTGCTTTCGCAACACAATTGATAGTTGGTAAATTCGGTTGTATCGATTCTGTGAATACCAGAGCATATGACACAATGTTAAGAGCAGACATTAAAGCAAAAGAAAAAAAATCTGGATTTACTTTGCAAAAGAGGAAAAAAAATAAGAAAGTTGTTTTGGACAAAGAAGGAAACCCAATTCTTGATGTTGTCGCAAAAGACAGCAATGTAGGAATGAGAGGCTATGCAGCATTCTTGGATACTTTGCAAGATTTGTATGGCGATGATATTTCAAAGGTTCTTTGGAATGACTGGTGCCAAATTGTTGGCAACAAAATAGTTAAGTCTGGTAGTGGCGATGAGATCGTTCTTAGTGTGAACAATCAAGAGTTCAAAATTAATCCATACAGACCTAAGAAAAACTTATTGAAGATGATAGGCAAGGAAAAAGAACATATGGGGATCATTGATCCAACTACTATTGGAACAGGGGTCAGCCTTGGCCACTTAACTGCGATAACACAATCTGGCGATTGGAGAACTCCTCGAATCAAGGCTATGGAACATAGTTATGCAGATGCTGCTCATCATATGTTTTCAGATGTTGATTCTTTGCATGATGTAATTGGAGATATGTTTTCAAACCTTCAAATATCAAATGTTTACGATCTTGCCACTAAAAATCCAACAATAAGCAAAACAATTAAGGGCGCTGATTTCTTGTTTGGTTATTCAAAGATGATTGAATTGACTGGTAAGAAAATCGCCGCAGCATTGGCGATTTACGAAATAATAAAGGGAATTGGATCTGGTGATAGGGACAAGTTGAAATTGGAATCTTTGAATAAGATACTTGGAACAATGCTTGTAATGGCAAAGCACACAATCAAAAATCCGATACTTGGTCCTACAGTTGCTGGCCTGACGGCATACGGAGCAGGATTCACAGATTTCCTTGAAATAGCTGGTAAATTCAAGTTTGTTTCTCTAGTCTATTTTTACTTTTCCCAAGTTGTTGATCTACTTGCTAAAAGCGATGCAGGTCAGAAAATAGCCGAAGAAGTGAAAGCTAAAGCCAAGAATCTTTTAGGCATGTCTTGAATTAAATAATTTTCTTGACAATAAAAACAAAATATGTTTAATTTTCTATCACAAGATATCAACAAATAGAAAGTTTGGTTTAGTTTTCAAGAAAGGCCCTTGTAGTTCAACACTTTACAAAAACAAGTAAACAGATTAGTTTAACTGTGGCGATATTTATTCGCCACAGTTTTTTAGTATTCCGTCAAAAATTGGCGGCATAAAACAAGGAGTTCAACAAATGTTGTTAATGACATTGCTTTTCGTGGGTGGACAAAACGGTCTTGATGCAATGTGTCAAGCGGTGGGATGCCAAAGTGGAAATTGTTCTCCATCGAGAACGAGCTATTTTAATACGCCTGAAAGCATTACTCAGATGAGGCTTCACGCAACTGGATTGGCCCGTAATCTCCGTAGCAATACGGACATGCTGATGCCAGCCATTACTTCTGGAGATACTACTCACAGGGTTGCCGCTGCCTTTGCAGCAGGAATGGCTTATAAGCCTGATGAAACACTTTTCATGCTTCTGGAGGACACCGATCCTCTCGTCTCTCAAGCAGCCCGTGAAGCTTTGACTTATATCGCTGTAGTGCAACTTAATAGGCGTGTTGATTTCGGACCTTATCCTAATTCCAACCCTGCCCACAAGTCTGATTCGGCTAACTTGTGGCGTATTTTTTACGCCAAGAACAGACTTCCAAACTCACCTTCTTCTCCAAATGAAGGTGCAGATGATGATTACGAAAGCGTTCGTCGTCGTGTGCCCCCCAAGAGCAACAACAAGAGTGGGGTTGTTGAGGTGAAGGCAATCGTGAATCGCCCAAAAAGCAATTCACAAACTGAATCTAGCAAGCCTCCTGTGCGGACTAGACAAGTGACTGTTGAAACAATTGATGACTCTATTCCCGGCTTCAAGGTAAAGAGAATCAATACCATAACTGTACCCGATGAAACCAACTAATTTTATTTCCTAAAAAGAAATTAAAACTTGAACCGCCAGAGTATTTTGCTCTGGCGGTTATTTTTTGTAATTGATTTTCACCTTTTTTGCTTTATGATTGCCAAAAGAGATTATGAGCAACACGAGGGAATGCGATGCGTTCATGCGAAGCAATCAAAGAACAACTTATTGATGAAAATCCAGATGCCTTACTGGCAGATGGATATGATGAAGCTTTAATTGGAATCGGAAGAAGAATAAGCCAACCAGCACTTGCCATCTACGACAGAGAGAAATGTATAGAAATCCTCTGTCGTGAAATGAATCTTGAAGAGGCAGAGGAATTTTTTGAATTTAATGTTAGTGGTTCTTGGATGGGGCCTAACACCCCCATATTCTTACAAAGTTTTTAATCTCTACTTTTTTCTCAAAATCCTTATAATCATGCGGATGTGCATAGAATTTAATTTATTGCAGTCTTCGGGATATTCTTGACTGAATATCATGAAAAGTGACACGATAATCAAAGAGAAACCTATGAAAACAAAAAACATGGATATCAAAGATAAGACAATAAACATAAGCCTCCTTGCTTAAAATTGTTTTGCTGCCAATTCTATTTATTATTTTGATCGACTATTCTCGATCAAATACTTGACTATCGGTAATAAAAACATTAAATTGAATCGAAACAAGAAGAGCCTTGGGGAAACAAGATGAAGCCAACAACCATTTTCCTTTATCCCGGTTACATAACCAAAGGCCTTAAAGGAAGATTAGTCTGGCATCCTAAGATGCCAGATTTTGATCCAAAGATGAATGATTGGATTGCAGACAAGTCGGTTGAAATAACAAGCTGCATTCACGATCCTTGGCCTTTTGTGGAAGGAGGAAAAGAATGCATGATTGAAATAGATCATCCAAAAAAATAAGACTAGATCGCTTCGCTTCCGTAATTTTGATTGATTTGATCCTGAATCCATTCAGCGTGTCTTTGATTTGTGCGACAAGCAGGATGAAAACACATTCCTTCTTTTCTCATCGAAAAACAAGATTTTTCATGAATAAATTTTTGAATTCTCTCCATGTCATTTGGCGACATGGCTGAACCATCACTTGCGGTGTCCATCAAATTTTGAGCCTTATCACATCTTGGGTGGCTACAAAAACCGTGAACTCTTTTTTCATTGCATGTGCTTCTTTTTAGAAAATTTTCGATCTCTCCCCATGAAGACCCATAATTTTCTTGATTTTCAAAAAAGTGTGTTATGGAATTCATCCATTCATAATAATTGTTCATTATGCCCTCCAAAATGCAGTTTGTGGTGTGATAATAAGTTTCAATTTGAATATTGAACCCATGCTTTCATTGCTCATGCTAGAATTTACGAAAATTTTCTTTAGTCCTCTTATTGCTTCTCCTTGAAGCCCAACTTCTGCTGCTGATCTAGTGACTTCTCTGATCAGAATTTGTTTTGCCAATTGTTCATCTTCTGCCTGTATTTCGGCAGAAAGACTAACTACAGCAGTTTTTTTTCCTTGATGATGTTCTAAAATAACCTCAATATGTAAAAATCTTATGTTTGGATTTTTTTTTATTTTATTTGTTATTGTTTCTTTGATCATTGTCCAACTTTTTATGAAACGCTCATCTGTTTCAAGTTTTTTTTCTGATTGTCCTATTGGGACTAATTCTTCTCCACTGAAATGATGAATTGGATCTGCGGCTCCTGCATTTCCCGCTCCAGCTAACAATGCACTACTAGCAAGCAATGATTTCCAATTTAATTCATCCAATCTAGATTCACTTTTGGTTTTCCAACTTATTGCCTTAGTAGTTTTCTTTTTATGTTTCGATTTGTTGCAGGCACTTAATGTTGGTCTACAAGCAGGATATTTTCGTTCAGTGCCTTTTCCTGCTTTTTTTCTGCCGCATGGCACCAGATGTCCTTTTTTACTGGCTTTGCAATCAATCCATCCTTTTCCTTTGTTGCGATCAAACCAACCACGAAGACCTCTCTCTTTTTCTAAATCAAAAGTTCCTTCATGAAATTCATCTCTTTGATTTCTTAATTTTTTTAATCCCAGTTGACCATCTCCACTTTGCCACTCTATTTGATAATCTGATAAATCTAAGACTTCACGACGAACACCTTTTTTTGATGCTTTAGATAAGAGTTCGATTAGTCTATTGTGTTTTTGTTCGCCTTCAGGCGTAAATGCAAAAACTATTTTTTTATTGTGTAAGTCTGATGGTGGTTGACTTAATCCTAGATACTCATCTTCTACATCGGAATATTCTTCATCATCTAATTTTTCATAATTCAAAGATGAATTGTTCATTAATCCACGACCATCTTCATGAAAATATCTGATTGCTATTTTATCAACATTTTCAGATATTCCCCAATTCTTTGCTCCAACTTTTCGACAACGGACAAGTGCGCCTGAGTTTCCAGTAATTGTTATAATTTCATGTCCATCATTTTCTTGCATCATTAACCAAGTGCCATTATCTGTCTCAGGACACCACACATCAGCTTTTCTTTCCTCAATAAGATTGAAATTTTCTAATTCTACAATATTATCGTCACTATAATTTGAACTTATTACTAATTTTCCATTGCTTTCAGAGTCTGCCAATAACTCTTCAGTTGTGACAAGCCTCATATCATTAACTAAATCTGTGTATTTTTTTGTTCCTATATTCTCTTTGCATGAATTATATTTAACAACCCACTTATGATTTGGAGTACACTCAAACTTCAAACCTTTATTGCCATTTTGAACTACATATGTTTCAGCGTCTTGATAAGAATACAAATTTTTAATTGGTTGAAATTCTAAGGAATCCTTTGCCATACTGTATGTAAGTATTTCATCTCCTACACTTAATTCTTCGTAATGCTTCCAGCCTTCTTTTGTAAGTGCTTTTGAAGTTTTTGTAGGAACACAGGCGTAGGCTGATGGCCATACTTTGTATCGTCTTTTTACCTTATGGTAACAGGCATCTTTTTCTTCACGAAGTTCAAGCCATTCTGAAAAATTAACCTTATCCATTATAATTATTTCCTCTAAAAATGTAGGGGTAGTTTGTCCAATCACCCATTGGAATACCAGCTTGATAAGCTGCCTGTCTTATTGTTTGAGGCTTGGGAATAAATCTACGACTTCTTTCTTTTGATTGCTGAGTTGTAATTTTAGGTTCTTCTTTTTTATCTAATTGTTCTTCTTCGCTGGATGGAGAAGATGCGTGAGTAATGAATTCTTTGCCAAAATGGGCCTTATTGTCATACATGACTATTGTATTGTCTATATTTCTTGGCGAATATGATGAATTCTCCATCAATAATTGCACTGCTCTTGCAGCAACAGAAATTGGGGTTTTGACTCCAGAATAAATTGCTATGACATCAATTTCGCTGAACAATTTTTTGATAGGAAATGATGTTGGCATAAAAATATGCATTGCTGCTTCTCCATCACTAATTTCTTTTTCATTGCTCAAAAAACCTTTGATATTTGCAAGTGGTAATATTTTTTTAAGTCTATCATAATTGACTCCATAGCCAATCCTACCAACAGCGTTTTCTGGCGCAGTATAAGATTCTCCTCCATATGATGTCTCGTAAGATCTTTGAAGCTCCGATGCCAAGATGGGATCTATTGTTTTTTCTCTTGCGATTATTTCTCTGTGATATTCGCCATTTTGTCCAACATAGATTTTGTCTTTTGAACTGAGATAAATAAATGACTTATTGTTTGGACACAAGTTTGCATCGATAAGTGTAGATGCTGTCAATTCATATTCTGGTCTTGGTTCAACAAATGCATTTACGGCATCTTCAATTGATAACTCATTAGTCAAAGATGACTCAAAAAATTCAATCCATTTTTTGAAATTTAACATATATTATTTAGAATCTACCGAAAAATTTTGCCAATATAGTTTGTCCAATCACCCATTGGAATACCAGCTTGGTATGCTGCCTGTCTCATTGTTTGAGGCTTAGGAATAAATCTACGACTTCTTTCTTTTGATTGATGAGTTGTAATTTTAGGTTCTTCTTTTTTATCTAATTGTTCTTCTTCGCTGGATGGAGAAGATGCATGAGTAATTAATTCATTAAACATATGCACTTTATTGTTAAGAAATACAACGGTTTTTAATGGGTCACGAATTTCTCCGTTTTCTTGTAATTTTTTGCAGGATGATGCTGCGATTGGTATCGGTGTTTGATAAATTGATATTAAATCAATTTGATCGAAAATTTGTTTAATTGGATAGGGAATAACGGCTAGCTTTTTTATAATTTCAGGCCAATTTGTCTCGTCATCTCCATATAAAAACTTTTTGATATTATTTGCTGGAAGTCTGTATTGTAATTTGGCAAAATTAACCTTATAGCCTATTCTGCCAACAGCAGCAGCAACATCGGAATCTGATTGGTGAATTCCATCATAAGCTTTCCGAAGTTCCAGTCCTATATTTGGATCTTGCTTAATTTTTTGAAAAATTAAATTATTATGATAGCCTTCATCTATGCCCAAATAAACTGTATCTGTAGATTCTAGATAAATGAATGGCTTGTGAGTGTTTGTGAGATTACCATCTGCAATTGAAGCAGGCGAAATTTCAAAAATTTCTTCTGGTTTCATGAATATTTCTAAAGCATTTTTCATATCAGGAGAATAATCATTAGATTCTCGCAAATTAAACCATTTCTTAAAAGATAAATTACTCATATTTTTATTATTCACTAAAGATTTGTGTTCCAATCACCCATTGGAATACCAGCTTGGTATGCTGCCTGTCTCATTGTTTGAGGCTTAGGAATAAATCTACGACTTTTTTCTTTTGATTGTTGCATTGTAAGCTTAATTTCTTCTTTTTCATTTTCAGGAGATTTATAATCATCTTCAAGGGAATCAAAAATGGTGACTTTATTCTCATTAATTACAATTGTTTTGTCTTTATTTCTGACATGTCCATCTTGTTCAAGTTTTTTAAGACACTTTTTAACATTCTCGTCAGTTTTAGAACCACTCTTTGATTTGTAAAAAGCAATGATATCCATGCCCCTCATTTTATCTTTGAGTTCTTGCATATTTTTTCTTTCCAAATCAACTCTCAAATCACGAGGAATATAAATATTAATATTGTTGTAGTTTATTCCATAGGCAATTCTACCAACTACTCCCATGGGGGAATTTGCGCCAGAAAGACCGTAATAAAGCCTTGCTAGTTCATTTCGCAAATTTTCATCTTCAGAATTTCTAATTATAAGATTATCGATTATTGATCTATGATATGAGCCAAAATTTCCAAGAAAAACTTTATTGATATCTTCTAAATAAAAAAATGGTTTAGTGTCCATGCCAATTCTAGCATCAATTAAACTTGATGCACTAATTCCTGAATCTCTTAGTTTTATGGCATCTCTTATAATGCCAAAACAATCTGAGTAAGACACTGTTTTATCATCGATATAACTTTCCGATTCAAATAACCATGCTTTGAAATTCTTCATAATTTATTTACCAGTTGATCAACGAAATTTTAATCACGAATTGTTACGCATATATAACAATATGGAGAAATGATTATGGTGAATTCAAGAACTATTTTAATTCTTCTTGTTCCACTTCTCTTGGTGTCAGAAGGAATTCTCATATACAAGAAAAATATTACATCAAAAAATAAACAAGTAATCATTAAAAATAACGATTCTTTGCCCCAATCTCATTCAAGTCCTTCTAAAGTAGCAGATCACTCATTTACAATAAGTCCAGTAATGCAATTTTATAAGGGATATGGCGACATTATAGAACAACTTAAGAGGTGGAATTTGGAAGCTCCTTCAGTAACTGAAGTGACAGCATATGGAAAAACATCTCAAGGCACTGAATGTAATTACTTTAGAATTGGAAACAAAGAAAAACCAAAAGTTTTGATTCAATCTGGATTGTATGGAGACGAGGAGTTTTCAATACTAGCAACCATGAATTTAATTGAAAAGATTTTAAGTAGTTACGGAAAGAATGATGACATCACATGGATAGTTGATAATCGTGACATTTACTTTATTCCTGTTGCAAGTCCAGACGCATATCTTAAGCCAGATAAAATTGAAGGATACAATCCACATACAAGCTTTCCTTATCCAAAGAGGCCTAACAATGCATCTCCTTCTCCAATCAAGCTCATGATGAGCATGATGAATAATATGAAATTCAAAGCTGTATTGAACATGCACGCACCGGGAGAATCAATTTATCCACCTGAAATATGCAAGAAAGAAGATGGAGACAAGATTTCTGGAATCATAGCCAAGATGACTGGATTAAATGGTTACAAGACTGAAAGAATTGAAAACGCTCATGGTTCTGGAACAGATACAGACTGGTTTTATTCTTCTGGAGCAGCGAGTGTTCAGATGATGTGGGGCCAGAAGACAAGACAATTTGTTGAATATTCGGAAGTATCTCCTTCAGTTGATAGAAGTTTGAACGCAATATTATTGTTCATAAAAGAAGGAACGGAGTTAGAATTACATCCAACTCCGCTCAGGACTATTTACTATTACGAAGCAGATTGACTACTTAAGGTTTTTCAGCTTATAGATAGTGTGATAGACTAAAGCGGTAGCTTCATCAAGAATGTTATGAAGATGAGTGTCTTTCTTGTCAATAATATTATGAGAATCTGCAACTGTCTTTGCCAAGTTTTCAAAGTAAGAAATTACATCTTGATTAACTGGAGCGGAGGCCATGTTAAATTTGATGATTCCATATTGACCAGCATAAGTTTCAAATAGTGTGTCTGCTAAATCAACTATCTCTTCATAGAAAGAACCTAGTGCTTTGTGTTGGCTATAAGACTTTGTTTGTAAATGGGCGTAATGAGCAAAATCCCTTGCTTCAAACAACTTGCTGAAAAGTACCGATATGGATTTACCACCAGTAGAGTTTGTCGCCTCATTGAAACCGATTGGTGGCATAAGATTGCTTTCGTTCATGTTTACCTTTCCCTAATTTGAGCTTTTCCAACTATATATCGTAGTTTTCATTCAAAACTTTGGCACTCCATCTATTAAGAGCCATACATTTTGAATTTATTGGCTCAACAGTCCTTATTACGATTCCCTCACAAGGGTTGTTATTATCATAAAATTGCTCACTTGCCATTCTAATTAAATCTTTTAATTCAAAATTCATTTTTCCACGATAAATTATTTTAGCTTGCGGTATATCATTTGTGCTGCAAAAATCAGTCAATTCTTGCAAAGATCCATAATTTAATCTTTTTATATCAAATATATTAAATGCTGCAAATGATATTTGTTTTATACCAGAAGAGTTGTTTTGTATACTTGGCCCATATATTTCTCCTTGAATAGCTATATCGTCATCAAAATTCAACATTTTGAATGCAAGATCATATTTTTTTACCATATTCCAGTAATGATTTTCATCTTCTTGAAGATCAAGAGTCCTGCTACAAACTCCGAACCTACCAGATTTCACATAAAAAGTAGCACTTGTTCCATCTATTTTTTGTGTTATGTAAACTTCCTTGTCTTTTATCTCTTCGATGGCTAATGGAAAATTTCTGAGATTGTTTTCATTTGTTTTGAAAAGAAAACTAGGGAATAGACCTTTTGATTTTCCTGTTGTTCTTGATGGTTCGATTTTCTCGTAGTGTTTGGCTCCTACTATTTTGCTAACATCACTGCCAATTGACAATTCTTGTATTTTGGTGAAACCAAATTGTTGTAAATCTTTTATAGGGACAATAAGTCCCTGACTGATGTGTCCTCTGATTTTGATTGGTTTTATTTGATAACTTTTTGCTTTAAGGAAATGAAAAAATGGATGAGGATCAACAATACTATCAATGTTTATAAAAACAACAAGTTCGTCTTTTTGGCAATCTTGTTTTTTACAAACCACATCCCATCCTAAAATAGTGGCTATTTGTAGCAAGTCTGCATTTGGATGTTCCCTAACAGACACCACTTTCTCAATTGTAGCAACATGCATATTTGAACAATCCGTCATGATTTAATGACTTGATAATGAATTCTAAAATAATGTTTTTATTTTGGCAAGTAAAAATTTTTAATTTTTCTGAACAATAAAATTTTTTATATTCAAGCTGAAAAACTAGTTTTCTTCTTTGATTTGATCTTTTTGATTTCCATGAGCATACCTTTTTTATTCAGTATGTATTTAACTGCAAGAATTGCCTCTAGATAATTTTTAACGACATCTGGGTTTTTGGATGATAAGTCCAACAATAATTTATCAGTAATCATCAATCTCCTTAAAAGGGAACAAATAGAACACAGAAACTATTTATCGTTTGGAGAAAAAAATTAGTTCTTGAATATTTGCAGTAATCTAAAAAATCTCATCTATAATAACAGTATGGAAAGAGTGAGCATTATTGAAGGGCTCAATCCCGTCATCTTAGTGGCCCCACACGGCTACGGGCAGGACGATGAAAATACGGATTTGATAGTGGAACACATTGCTAAAAATATTGATTGTTATGCTGTAATCAATCGTGGATGGGAAAGAGCAGAATCCGTTGATTTCATGAAAGATAAAGCTGATTGCAACAATGTTTATCATTGCAAGGAAGATGTTGTTAGAGAAGAATTCCTTGATCCGATCATTAGGTTTAAGAACAGGATTCTGACACGCCACCAAATTGCCTATATTTTTTATATTCACGGCATGAGTAATCGTCACAGAAAAATATCTAAAGATCCTCGCCTTGATGTAGTTGTTGGATATGGAGCAGGTAGTCCAAACAGCCTTTCATGCGACTTATGGCAAAAAAATTATTTTCTTAATTCCCTTAATCAATGTGGAATAACTGCATACGAAGGTAAAGCTGGCGGTCAAATGAGCGGATGGTCAAGGCAGAACCTCAACCAATATTTTCGGAAATGGGATTACGATGCAAATGTCTCATCGATGCAAGTTGAGATCATATATGATTTAAGAAAAGATAAAGAGTTGGCTGAAATTGCTTCTGATTACATCTCCATGTCAATCAATGATGTCATGAAAGCATCAAGTTACCAAGGAGTATCTACATTTAAGTGTTACTGACCCGACCTAACCATTTTCTTCAGATATTCCCTGTCATCTTCAGTAATCTCAATATGCTTCGGCATTCTGTCCAAAGTCCAGTCCCGATTAAAGAATATAAAGTCACTTGAATTTTCTCCACGCATGATCATGGTGAAATTTTCATTCAAAAGAATGCCCATCAAACCAATCTTGGTGGAATTGGTATTGAGTTTTGCCTGAATAGAATCAATAGATGCTTTGTTTTCAGATCTAAATTTATCAAGTTCGGCCTTCAACTTTGCAACTTCAGCATCTGATCTTTCAATTATCGTCTTTGATTCTGTTTTAGAGTGAAAAGAAGAGGTGATAGACGACTTAAGTTTACCTCCTGTCTTGTCATCATAAACATACAAAGTTGCCGCAGCCAAGGCAATAAGCATCAGAACGAACATCCATGTGCCACTTCCATCTTGTTGTTGGTTATTTACGACCAACTGAACTGGTGGCGGCAAAGATTTTGGGTCTTCATTAACTTTAGGCTGCTGACTGAGATTGGGTTGTTCATTATTGACTGGATTATTATTTACATTTGGAGTCACGGTCTGTGGCTCATCCATAATTTGTTTTTTTAGTTCTTTCTCCCAATCTTCTATTTTCATAACTCACCTCTATTTTATACAGATATTTAGACCAGTTATTTATTATTTCACATATTTCTTATTCAAGCGAACAATTCTTCCATCTGTCAATTTACAAATAATCATTCCGTTTATTTCAACAATTTCTTCCAGATAAGACTGATCCTTTATATAACCTCTTGACAATATTGATTCTGGCAATTGTTTTTCTGGAATGCAGATCAAATTTGCATCCTCTTCAATAATAGCCAAGTCACAATTAACTTGTATTCCATTTTTTGGTATGATGTTTTTTTGCTCATATATCAAATGAGGCCAAGGTAATTCAAGTTTTTTTCTTTCATCTTCAATCAGAACATGCAATTTTTTCTTGGTGATTTTTTTCCTATTATCGTTGTAAATTTTCCTCAGTTTTGATACTGATTCTAATGATAAGTTGCTGTGAGCTTTCAAGCTATTGCATGTGCTGCACATGGTTTGATAATTTTCTAATGTGTTTTCTCCTCCGAATGCCCTTGCGGTAATATGATCTTTGGTAAAGAGAACCAATTTTCTGTCCTCTTCCCCATATAGATTAAAATGAGGTTTCATATCTGCTGGATAACATTCAAGGAAAAGTCTGGTTCCGGTTAGTCCGCAGGAAACACAAGATAAATTGTTTTTGAAAAGATGATACCTGTCAGTATTCATCTTAACATCATAAGTTTTATCGTCTACTATGAATTGTTTTTTAGAATTTTCTTCTGTAATAAAAGGAAATACTTCATCAAGTTTGAATTCGCCCAATTTAATTTTTTCTACTTTTGATTTCAATTTATCGAGTTGCAAAACTGTTCTGGTGTTTTCTAGGCCTTCTTTGATTGGTATCTCATCGAGATAATTCTTGGCCAAGTTGATTGCTTGCTCATAAGGCAAATCAGTTTCAAAATCAAAAATTATAGTACATGTGCAACGGTATTTCATTGGCTCTCTTTTTGTTGTTGCTTGAGCATTTCTTTCAAAACTTGTATTTCTTGCTCCATTTTCTTGTTTGTTTCCAATACCTCATTTTCAAGACTTAGATCAATTTCGACTAGTTCTTTTATTTCCCTAAACAAGGCCCTGTAAATGGCATCTTGTTTGACTTCAACTCTTCTTTGCGCCATCAAAATGAATGGAGCTTGAAAAGCTGCTATAAGCGAAAGTAACAAATTGAGTAAAATAAAAGGATAACCATCATAATGGTAAAAGAAAGGTATTGTGTTGAAAAAAACCCAAAAAAGAATAACAAAAAAACCAGTTATGATAAAATACCAAGACCCGCCAAATTTGGCTACTCCGTCACTCACTTTTTCGCCCAAGGTTCGGCAGTCTTGTTCCATCATGCTCCTTGGTTATTGACACATTTAGATATGTATAAACAGATCAAAAATGTATCGATAACCAAGAATTTTAGTAGTTGCTATTCATGATGTCTGCTTCAATTTGGCTTTGAATAAGACGATAGGTAATCAAAGCGCATGCCATAGAACCAATTCGATCCTTGGTTTGCTTTGCCCAATTCTTTATCCACATGGCAACAATTGGATTTTCATCTTTGACTTTTTTATAAAGTCTTTTAACTGTATCAGCGTCTGAAAAATCTTTGCATTCATCTTCGATTGAAAAGCAAATTTCTGGTTGTACAACTGGCATGATGGCATCAAGCATTTTTCACTCCCTAGCAGTATTCTTTTCAGCAGCAAGAATCGCCGCATTCTCTTTGGTCTTTCAAGCCACACTTTTGTGGAGCAAGACAGTTGGTATAAGTTCTTTCTAGTTGAAAAGTAATGTTCTCGTTGCCGTAACCAGTTTTATTAGAGTTGTTAATTTGGTTTGAGTAAAGGATAACCTCCTCTATATCGTATAAACCAGTTGTTCCGCTGTCTAGTTCAACTTTTATGTCCCATTCATCACAACAAGATTCAATATTTTCCATGATATTTTTCATGGTTTGGGAATTAATCCTATGATCAAAATCATCTCCAAGCCATAGCTGCAATGTTACAAAATTAAATTGCCTTGATTCTCCGCCGCAATCAATGCAGTTTTTTGTCACTTTTGCGACTTCAGTCACATGGAAATGACCGGGAAAATACTTTTTTTCTGGCAATAAAAAGCTAACTTTACCGCCATTGCAAAGTATATTTTTGAAAAATTTCACTTTCATTTGAAAACACCTCATCGACAATATTTTTCTTTCATTTTAATTTTAGCAAACATTTTAATTGAAACAAAGTGTTATTTTGGAAAAATTTTCTTTTCAATTGCTTCAACGAGGTCTTCAAAATCCATGGCTGGACCCATTTCTCCAACATCTTGAGATGAATTCATGCTTCCCATTTGAATTTTAGTGTTGTAAGCCATCCAAATGGTATCTGGCAATTGAGGATCAAACAATTTGTATATTTCAGAAGGGATAGTTCTTTTTACTGCGATCCAATCTCCGCTAACATGGACTGATGCTCCCAATTGATTACGGCCCATAAATATCCAAGTTGGACTACCTATCTTCCAGCCTTCGTGCATAATCCTAATTGGGCTACTTGGAACATTGGGCATGGATGGGACTTCAAATCCATCAGGCAACTCATGACTTCTAATGATATCATAGAAAAATTTAATTTGATCCTTTTGCAAAGTATCATCAATATAATTTTTAACAATTTCATATGCTCCATGAATCCACATTGGCTCAAGTGAACTATCAATTCTCCTAGACTGATAAAAATCGTTAACAAGAAGGGCTTTGCCCTTCCATGATTTACAAGCAGAAAGTCCATCTTGTAACATATTACTTCCTTGCATATTCAACAAAACTACTAGAAACTCATTGTCTCATTTCAAAATAAATTGTCAATAGTTGCCTTGCCACTTTTCTTCGTAAACGCTTTTTAAGCCATGTGTTAATTCGTGCGCTCTGTTTCCTAGTAGTTTGTGCGAAATGCTAAATTCATGATAGACATGACTGGATTTTACAAGAAAGTGCTTTATGTTTAATTTCTTCAATGTATTGGCATAATCATTATCTTGATACCAAAAAGAAAACTTTTCATCCAAAATTTGATTATCACACAACATCTTTCTATCAGCGCAAATACACCAACCAACAATATGTTTTTCAACCTCATATCCTTCCAAAATTGGCGACTGATATTCCACTTCGCTCAGTTTTGTTTTATGCCAGTTTGGCTCAAGAGGACATGCGCTTTTCATGTCATTGCTTATCATAGTTTGTAAAAGGTTTTCTGCCGAATTGTGTCCAAATATCAAATCATTATTACACATCATAACAAATTCTGAATTACAATATTGAAGTCCTATATTCATAAATTTATTGTAATTAAATTCTTCGCAAGGTAAAACAACCTTACATCCGTTATAAAACAAATATTCATTTTCTAAATTACTATTTGTTTCTACAACTATAACATTCAATGATAAATTTATATTATTTCTAAACAAAGATGATATGCATCTTTGTGTTAGTCCGTAGTAACACAAATCTTTCGTATAAGAAAGAATTATAACATCAAGTTTTTGGATGTTGTTTTTCAAAAGTAACTAGCATCTTCCATGTTAAGATTAAGATCGTTTACCTTTTGCCTTATCCACTGCAATCCTTTTTCCTTCAATTGACGCACTCTTTCTTTTGTTACGCCAATCTGTGAACTAATCTGCTCAAGGGTGAGCTTTTTTCTTCCGTTGACACCAAAGTAGTTTTCAAGCACATAAGCTTGCCTAGCCCTATCTGTTCCTATATTTTCTTTAATCAATAAGTTTATAAGCTTATTGACCATATATTGCCTAGCTTCTTGATTTTTTTCTTCTGAACTAATTCCATTTCGATCTTCAATATTTTCGGCTCTTGAATCATCAAGAAATGTCAACTTTTCCGAGTTGGTCTGTTTGTTCTTGGCTTCTCTAAAATAGTTCTTCTTAACTACCCATGTGGCATAAGTGCTGAATCTGAGTCCCAATGTCCAGTTGAAATATTCTACCGCTTTGAGTACATCCCAGTAAGCATCGCTCAATACGGATTCTGTGTTGGAGTCTTGATTGCCCTTCTTGTGTTTCATGATTTGAGTAGCCAGCCTGAAATTGCTTTCAGCAATCAAGTTTCTGGTTTGGATGGCTTTTTTATAGATGTGATCTGCTAATTTCTTCTTTACATCAAAGAATTTGGATTCTTTTTCAATTCCATAAAGACTATTGGCTTTATATTTGAGATAATTAAACTTTCTGAATAAATGAACCTCTTGTTCCTTAGTCAAAAGAGGAGATTTGTAACAAGGCATCATTTCAGGATTTATCTTTTCCATCTTGATCTTTTCAATTTTTTGAATGCCTTTTTGAAAAGAAACAAAATCAGGCATCTTTCCAAGTATAGCTACCCTCATTTTTAGATTTGAGAAAGAATTTTCATCAGAAAAAAATTTAATTACTGAATCAGTCTTTTTCTCGCTCATATCGACCTCCGATTCTTAAACGAATATCCGTCATTTTATGACAGATTTATATTAAGAATATTTCCATAAATTGATCATGTCAAATCAATATTTGATTTTTTTAACTTAAATATTGAAAGGAGAAATCGTGGGCAAACCAAAAAACATGAAGTTAGAACCCAAGTACACATTCAGGGTCAATCCAATTGATCCTGTTGAACTTGCAAGTCAGACATTGCCAAACAGCATGGAAAATATAATACTTGGACTTAAAAGCGTCCAAGTTATTATTCCATACTGGAACAAACCGTTAAAATATGGAGATACATTTACTCTGTATGGCACAAAAGCCATTCAATGTTATGAAACATATATCGGCCAAAAGCCAAAGGTTCTTGAATTAGTGCAAGAAAATAAAACTAATCCGTGAATCCCGGCTAATCATCAACTTTGGTTGCCTTTTTCAAGTATGCCACTGGACGATTGGTTGACTTTTCACAAATGAAAACATCATTCTTACTAACTAATGCTATGTGCCTTTTCCTATTCACTCCAACTTTTTTGCAAATTTCCTCTTGGCTAGGAACTTTGATTTCAAAAAAAGTATCTGTAGCTTCTAATCTTTCGACAAACCAATCGTCTATATCTTTATCATAAGATGCTATCACCTTGTATAGCTGCAAGGTTTGGTTTTTTCCCATAAGATTTTTCATCTGATTCCTCATGCCATCATGGCGTTTCTGTCATCTAGTGGGTTCAATATACAGCGTTTTGAAAAAATAGTAAACTAGCATTTCAAACAGTTTTAAGTTAATATTGAGCAACGAGGGAAAAACACATGGTTATTTTTTGCGACTTAGATGGAGTTTTAGTTGATTTAGAAAAACATATGAATGATTTATACGGATATGACATTTTGCCAATTTTCAGTATCAAATTTTACGAACACATGGAAAGTCTTAGCGAAAAGGAAAACTGTGATTTCTGGGCAAATCTACCTAGAACAGAAGATTGCACGACTTTATGGGACCATATCAAAAAATACAATCCATTCATCCTAACATCTTGTTCTGGATATCGTGCTGCTGCCAGAGGTAAAAAAATATGGTGCAAAAACAATCTTGGCATCCCATCATCAAGAGTATTGTGCGTTTCTCATAGTGATAAGAAAAAGAAATACTCTTGCGAAAACAACATTTTAATTGATGATCTTGACATTAATATCAAAGAATGGAAAGAAATGGGCGGCAAAGCGATTAGACACAAGAATGCCGATGAAACTATTGTTGAATTATCAAAGATTTTTCAACAATAATCTGATGAATTTCTTGGCAAAGATGATGGATGTAGTCTCCTGTGTCGCAATAAGCGTCATTATTCAAAAATAAAGTATAATTAGGGAAAGGATTTTTTCTCTCAGGAGAAGAAGCTCTTATCAAAACTCTTAAAGCATCTAGATTTTCACCAATATCAAGAAAAACATGAGCCATTTCCAATAAATGTTCATTTCTCTCAGGGCAGAATTTTTCGGCTTCACTGAGACAATTGAGTGATTTTTCGTGTTGGCCCATCAATCTATAACATTCTGAAATTGAAATTAATGATATGTAACCCATTTCATCAATATATTTAGGATCTTTGTTTTTTCCATAATCATGAGCAGTATCAAGGTATCTTTCAAAGAAGAAAATTGCTCTTCTTGTGCATTCATCCCTATGGATCACACCAAAAGGCCAATTTGAATCCGTGCTGAGAACTGCATCACGATAGCTTTTGGCAATGTAAAACAAATGATAAAAGTCAGATTTCATTTTGCCAGATGTTAACAAATCTTTTTCTATTTCAAGAGCATCGCCATAGAACTTAGTAGGATTGAACCAAGATTTTCCATCACCAAATACAACATGCCTAAATCCATCAGGCATAGGATATCTTTGGAATCCTTCCCCAACTCCATCTAGGTAAATAATTTCATGTCTTTTGTCGTGCTTGAACTTCCAAGGCAGTTTAGCATTCCACAACCAACACCTATGGTAAATGCAATTTCCTTGAGAAGCCATAATGTTAAAACTTTGAATGGAATTATCTTCTAGAAGACTCCAATCGAAATCATCGCTTACTTGAATTGATTCGTCAGCATCTATTCTCAAAATCCAGTCGCAACCATGATTGGCGACAAGACATTTTTGCAAAGCATCATCTCTGTTGATACCGGGATATTGCCAATTAGTTTCATAAAGAAATCCTTCGATTTCTTTTTCAGCAAAAAAATTAGTGATAAGTTGCTGAGTTCCATCTTTGGAGCCGTTGTCCTGAATAATCCAATAATCAATATATTTCCAACAAGATTCCAACATTCTCAAAATAACATGAGATTCATTTGCGACCATTGTGTTAAGACATATTTTTGCTTTTTTTTTCATAATTGATCGTCATATTCATCAATTGGAGGCAAATCAGGCACACTCATTCCTCTATTTTTCATGTCACGGAATATAAGACAAGTTGCCAAATGCAAAAGACTAACGCTGTCGTATGGCGAGAATGAATTCAGTTCAATATTCATGCCAGCTTCATCTTTTTTATTGAGAGGCATCAAAAGAATATATGAATTATTTGGTCTGCTCCTGAATTCCTTGAGCAATTGCTCCTTGGTAGCTATTTCAAGATCATCGAGAACCGATTTATTTTGCAGTGATTCAATTTGACCAACAAGAGAAATTCTGTACAAAAAGAAAATAGTTGATGCAAATAAAATCCCGCCAAGAAAAGATAAAAAAATAACCATTTTAATTAATTTCCGTAAATTTTAATCATCCATGACGAGGCCAATATGAGCCACAGTTTGCAGCACCTCTAATCGGCTTTTTGTACAAATAAGCCCAAGATTTTTTAAGTTCGACATCTTGCCATACACTTTTATGAAGAGGCAAATTTAACAAAGTGAATTCCTCAATATCAATGCGGCTTCTTTCAAAGAGGTCAAAATCAACACCTTCAATTTTATCACATTTTACGACACACTCATCATCGATTTCCCATATTTCACCAAAAATTGACCTATCAGCAACGACATCATTTTGCACTGCTAGCTTTTTATTTAGCAAGGCTGGATAACCACCGAGAGCAAACATGGCGTATTCTGGTGTTGTCTTTGCTGTTCCCAAATAGTGCTGATTGAAATTTGCAAGGGAACGAGAGAAATTATTTTTCAAAGTTCCATAAACAAATAAGAGAATGCTCATTCTTTATCACCGGGCTCCGATATTACCATAAAAAAAAGACATACAAAGGTCATTGCAATCATAAAAAAAACAAAAGACCCAATATGAAATAGTGTCATTGGTATGAAATCAGGCATAGTTTTTCACTTCTACAGAAAAAGAGTTTGCAAAGACTATGAAAAAGTTTAATACCAAATCATCGCTGTGTCCACTTCCTTGCAAATATCCTTTCTCAAATAAGTAAGCCCTGCATCCAAAAAGACCATTCCAAAAATCAGATGTTCCGAGCATGTAATTACTCGACAAATATTTTCCATGTATTTTTTCAATATTCTGTTGCAAAGACTGGATCATGGCTGCTCTGTCATAAAGATTGATGACTGGAGAAACCAAATCATTTATATTTATATTAGAATAAGAGCATGTAACATCTGCATCAGTTTCAAATCCTGCCTTTGGCAACAAATCAGGTCTTGTCCACAAACATCTTTGTCCTTTTTCAAGATTGCGTGAAAGAGTGTAATGAAAATTACAATCAGTCTTGAATTTATTTTCGACTGGAACAAATTTGTAATTCAACTCTTTAATTTTCTGTTGTGCGACTTCAGGCAAATTCTTGCCAATAATCAAAGCCTGTAATGAAGCAGATTTGGCGCTTCTCAACCAATTAAGTCCAAACTTTTCCCAACTCTCTTCATCAAGAAATGTTGACACCAAGTAGTTCATGAAAGACCGCCTTCAAATATGTTAAATGTTTCAAGCTCGTTCAGGCAACGAAATTGCGTTCTACCTATCATCATAGACCAACTTACATGATAATGACCAAAAAACCAATGCCTAGGTCTATGGATTTCAATCATATTTTGCAAAATCAAAGAAGTCCTGCTTTCCCTTATAGGCCTTCCGTTATATCTCTCCATTTTAGACACATAAGGAATTACTTCTTTTGGGCATTCATGAGATATTACGATTTCTGGCTTGATTTCTTGGTAATAATTGCAAGCCTGAACACATTTTTCGTAGCTCAATTCCTCTTCATGCCACCAATCTATCCCAACAAGCCTTTGATCCCTGTCGATGCTTTGTCCTCCACGAATGAAAAAGAAAGAGCCGATTTCAGGAACAACATGAACACCAAAATCACCAAGAAAATGTGATGTTTGATCAACGAACACACCTTTCTCTATAGTATAATTATCATGATTTCCAGCTACAATTTTGTGAAATTCAGATGAAACATTAAATATAATCGGCTTGTAACTAAAGCCGAGATCGCCAAGTTGTATTGAATAATCTGAATTTTTGACAAGATCAAGATATGCGGGGATATTGCCATGAACATCCCCGCAAAGAGTAAGTTTTTTTAATTGTTTGTCCATAAGACAGAATGCCTTATTTTTGTCAACTATGCTGCCAAATTTTTGCTAAATTTAGCTGGTTGTCCATCCACTACTTCCTTAGTCACAGTGACTTTTTCTCCCTGATGTTCGGACAAATTGTACATAATTTCAATCATAAATCCCTCCATGACTGTTCTCAGACCCCTAGCTCCAGTTCCTATATCAATAGCTTTCTTTGCTATGGATCTCAAGGAATCATTCGTAAATACGAGCTTAACATCGTCCTGCCAACACATTTTTTGATATTGCTTAATCAATGCGTCTTTAGGTTCAGTCAAAATTTTCAATAAAGCTTCTTCATCAAGACCCCGCAAAGGAGTCACGATTGGAAGCCTGCCAACAAGCTCAGGAATCATACCGTATTCAATCAAGTCCTCTTGAGTGACTTGTTCGAGAAACCAATCTTCATTTTCATTTTTGGCAGTGCTATTGAATCCCATGCTTTTTTTACCGATTCTGCGTTTAACAATATCATCAAGACCATTAAATGCACCTCCGCAAACGAAAAGCACATTTGTGGTATCAACCTGAACAAACTGTTGTTCAGGATGCTTTCTGCCTCCTCCCGGTGGCACATTGCATATTGTTCCTTCAAGCATTTTCAAAAGTGCTTGCTGCACTCCTTCTCCGCTCACATCCCTAGTAATGCTCACATTGTGGGATGTCTTCCCAATCTTGTCGATTTCGTCTAAAAAGATGATTCCAGTCTGAGCCAAATCGACATCAAAGTCGGCCTCCCTCAATATCTTGAGGACGAGGTTTTCCACATCTTCTCCCACATATCCAGCTTCGGTGAGAGTAGTGGCATCTCCAATTGCAAATGGAACACGCAACATTTTCGATATTGTTCTGGCAAGAGATGTTTTGCCGCTTCCTGTTGGGCCAATTAAAAGAATGTTGGACTTTTCAATTGTCACATCCGAAAATGGATCATCATCAGTCACTTCGACATTTTGGGACAAACGCTTGTAGTGATTGATAATTGCGACTGCAAGCGATTTCTTGGCCCTATCTTGACCAATGATTGATTTATCAAGCTCTTCAACAATTTGCTTTGGGGTTGGCAAATCATCCAGCTTGAACTTGGTTGAAGACTTTTTGCGAACCATCGACTGGCAAACATCTATACACTCAGCACAAATGTAAACCTTATTTCCTGCTGGTCTGCCATTCTGCTCTTTGTCAATTGTTGGGCCTTCTACAAGTGTTCCAACTTGAGAACTAGCAAGACCGCAATAATCACAAAAAGGCCCCTTTTTCCTAGCCATGCGAAACTCCTTACAGAGCCACATCTTTCGATGGATTTCCAGATGCAATCTACCTCATTGGCCTGTCGGAGTATATATGTTTTTTCTTATTATTCGAGGGCAAACAAAAAAGCAGACAGGATTGACCTGTCTGCTTGAAATATTCAACAACATCTTGAATCAACCTGCGTATGTGTACTCAAGAGTTTCCCTGTCTTTCTGAAACCTACCTTTATTGACAAGTTTTTCAAGTGCTTGATATACCATGTTGCTAAAGTTCTTGGAATGGCTCCTATATCCAGAGTTCTTCACAAGAACAGCCATATCCTTATACCTGATTCCCTTGTTCTGTTGTTGGCCGATCATTTCCAAAAGTGCTGGCAAGGCCATGCGTTTTGGATCATTTGTTGACGCAGAGCGGGATCGAGTAGCGGCTGGTTTGTTGTCATCATCATTTTCAGAAAGAAGACGATTACATTTTTCATAACGCCTCTGTTGGAGTCGAAGCTTTCTAATATGCTCGATATGAGTCTCAATTTCCTTTTCATGATCCCGAATAGAATCCCGAATCTGATTGAGTTGTTCGGAAAAAAGGCGAAATTCGCCGTTGCTGTTATTATTGTGCTTCATAGTGACACCAGTAACTAAAGTTAATGACACCTACCTTCCAAACAATAGAAAGGTTTATTTCGTGCCATTAACTCATTTGTAATTTGATTACTTTTGGTTGTAAATACCAAAATCGTTTTTTTTTGCCAGAAGTGAAAAATTTCTATGAAACAAAACTAACTTAACTTAGAAAACCGTCATATACGGGGAATACCACAAAGGAAATAAAAATGTTGGTACTAAGTCGCAAAAAGGATGAGCAAATAATCGTTCGGGTTCCCGGTCTTGAGGAACCCATAACCCTAACAATTGTAAGAATCGATAATCGTAATAAGGTAAGGATTGGTATCGAAGCCCCCAAAAAGGTCATGGTTCTTCGATCTGAATTGGCATCAGCATCCAATTCGGTTGAAATCGATAGCCGTGCCCCAAAAGGACAGATATCTGCCATTACAGACTCAGATGATCAATTGGCAGATAACTAAAAATCATCGATTGGCTGATTTTTGATGAATGGCAAATCGACCTAATCTTTTCAGGAATTGAACAAATTCCTGATGTGAATAACTATTTTCTGAAACAAATGTCATAACCAAAGTGATTAGTTCGTCATCCAATTTGGTGTGCCATTTAAGTTGCTCTCGATTATAATGGTTCTTGCGAACCAACCAAGAAGCAGACAATAGTTTGTTTAATTCGCTCGTATCGAATACCTGTTCACAATTGCAGCAAGATGTCAAACCATCTTGCAATTCTTTTTGCAAACTGTGACCACAAAATGGGCAAGATTTAATCATCAAAATATATATTCAAATCATTTATCAAAAATAAATGCAAACAGGCTTTTGGCCTGTTTGCATTTATTCAAACAATTTAATTTATCATTTTGAATCACGATCTGAGTAGAACCGTCTCAGGGTTCCCATCCAATCAGGATTGTTGCCGATAATATTATCACGGAAGATGTTGGCCACAAGTTTAATGGCGTTTACATCTGCTGTGAAAGAGGCATCAGGAGGAAGACCTTTAGATTTCACCAGATTCACGAAGAACTCAAGACCCTCCTGAATCTTGGATTCCCTCATCTTCCTTGAACCACCCTTTGGTCCACGCTTGTTTCCAGTAGTTGGAACTGATCCTGTTTGTGATCTTGATGCAGTCCTAATATTACCAGTTGTTGTAACTGGATTTTCGTTCTCAAACATTTCTCTTCGAGCATCACGGGAATTTGCCTGTGCTACTGCAAGCTCCTCCCTTGCCTCTTCGACTTCCTCATCGTCCATGGCAAGCACTATTTTGCCTTCTGCTCTCTCAATATTGGCATTGGCAGCATCAGCCTTGTTCCTCAAACGATTAATCTTCTTCGACCAAGATGCTACTGCCTGTTCGTTTGCTTCAAGCCTTACGCTGTCACGAACAGCAAGATCTTCAATTGCGGCCAATTCAACAGCAGCGGTCCTTTCCAGACGGCCTTCAAGCAAGTCGGTCAAGGTGTGAGAATCAAGAGAAGCAATCAACCTGTCAGTATCGGCAAGCCATTTTTGGTTGCGCTGGAGAATATCAACTATCTGAGAATCTGTAGCCACATTCTCACGAAGCTGGATAACTTGGGCTATCTCATGGCCATCAGTTAAGTTAATCCTGTTCTTATTTTCTGCCCATGCTAAAGTGAGTGCATCAATGTCATCGTTACAAATAAAAACTTGGCATGGCACAAATTCGTAAGCAAGATCGGCTGTTGTTACCGAAGAATTGACAAAATGCCCGTTATCGCTATGTCGAGGGCTGCGAGGGTCAACGACCTCAACCTTCTGCCTAATAAGAACATCCAAGGCCCGATGACGACGATCACCACCTACTATTGTTGGGATGGCTTTGCCATCCTCGATAACCCATCGACAAACAAGCGGATTAAGCAAGGTGTTACGACGAATCGAATCACGAAGCTGACTCGAAAGCTCCCTATCAAGAAGGTCATTCCTGCCCTGTTCAGTCAAGAGACGAGGATTGTTTTGCGGAGAACGAATGCTGGCAAATGGAATCATGTAGAGATTCCCAGTCAGATGCTTAGTGCCATTCGGCATTTGCATCATCTTTAGCCCATCATCCTTTGACGAGCTTCTTGAATTGATCATATTGGTAGACATCGTGCCTCCCCGGCTAAAAATAGCGGTTCCATTCTGTCCTGTTGAATCACGACAGATTTACAAGAATTGCCCATGAGTCACGGATCAGGTATAATGATCTATGAACAGCGCCATCACACGATGATGGCAATAGCGACCATACACGGTTTTTGTTTGGAAGTAAAATGGAGTTTAAGCAATGCAGGAAAATTCTTCGACTGAGAAAAATTTCATCAGTCAAGACAAACTGAAGCAAGAATTCAACGAATACAAGAATTTCGCTTACAAGAAAAACTTCTTTGTCATGGCATTGGCCCTTGTTTTGGCGACTCAAACACAGAAATTTGCTTCTTCTATAACCGAATCATTCCTCATGCCAATAATTAATTTCCTTCTATCCAAAACAAGTGGCAACTGGAGGCACCTTGTCTTTACGCCAATAGAAGGAATGGACATAGAAGTAGGCAATCTTTTGAACTCATTCCTTGAGTTCACGATTATCACGACAATACTTTACCTAGTCTTTCAAAAAGTCATCAAAAGAATTGATCCAGATGCTGAGTTTGAAATGCCGCATGTCAGTCATCTAAAGGAGAAACACAAATAAACTTATATTTACAATGATCGCAAATTATATCAATTGGATTATTGCCATCAGGTCTTCTGCCAGACCTGATTGAGTTGTGTGGTGGCGGACATGAACATTCATATTTAAGAAAAAATAATTTGCTTGGCTTCAAAAGCTTTGCCTGTCCAATCAGCAATTCCAAACAATTCAAATAATTTTTTTCATCAAAGTCTAAATTCTCAACTAAATCATTCATTTTGCGATTGGCTTCATGATTTATTTTGAAATCTTTTCTCATCTTGCCTTGTGCGATTATTTTGGTAAGTGACCATCCTTGATTTTTATCTTTCTGGACACCAAGTCCAATTCTTAATGCATGGCTTGCAAACTTCATGGTGTGATATTGGTTGTTGTTCACATCTTCAATGTGATTTATATGGTTGTCAATATGAATCATTTCGTGCAATACATGATTTGAAAAATCATATTTATTTTTTACATGCAAGATGCCGCTTCCAACGACAAGCTGATTTGTAATCCCATCAAAACGCATTGCGAATTTTTTGGTCAGATCAATTTGTAATTCAGGAATAACAAGATGATTTTCAAAAAAATTATTGTTGAAATAAGAAAAACAAGCCAGAACAAAAGAAAGCATCAAAAAACCCTCTTGGACATAGAGGATTTATATTACAAATATTCAAATATCAAGTCAACAAAAAAATCATGGCTGGGTAACCAGCCATGATTCATGGAAATAATTGGAAAATAGAAATCAGAAAAGACGAAGATTGCAAACAGTCACAGCGGGAACCCACGCACCTGATACACCAGAGCAAATTCCAAGAGACTGTTGAACTTTTGAGCAAGCTGCTGTGTAAAATTTCCAAGTAGTAGTTGTGAAAGTGCCGTCATTTTTTTTGCAACGCATTATGACCTCCTATGAATCTGATCATAGTATATACACTATTCAACTACCATTTTTATACTCTTTGTTTCTTTCATTCTCGACATTTCGCAATATTTCTTGAACTTTTTTATTTTTTGCAAACTGTGATAGGGTTCCTCTTCCTTCATGCTGTACCCAACTGCTTCCGCAAACTCCCTGCTTAAATCCCATTTTTTTCATTCTTTGTGCGAAATCTTCCACCTCTCCACCCGCATATGGATATTCTTTCAAAAAACCAACCCTGTTAAATAAATCTCTATGTGATAAAACACAGTACATTGGTAAAAAGCCATCTGTTAAAACATGATCTTTTTTCTTCTCTCCATGACTTGCTTTCAAAAACTCATTTTCGACAACTGGATTGTCGGTTAAAGAAGAGATCATTTTAACGCCTGTTTGCTTAAGAGAAGACAAGGTTTGACCCAGATTGAAAAGCCAGTTTTGATCACGAATACGCACATCAGAGTGCAATATGGCAACAAATGGAATTTGATTGCTGAATGGATTTTTGAGAGCAGTATTTACAGAAGCACCAAATCCTTTGCAATCATCATGATTCAAGAATCGTAATCCGGGTATTTTCTTTTTTTCTAATTCCTTAGTGAAATCTTTATTTCCAGAACCATCATCAACTAATGTTATCAGATAGCGATTTTTTTGCACAGTTATAAAAATATCATTAATCAAAGATATTACTTTGGACTGCTCATTATGAAAAGGAATGATAATTTCAACAGGAGACATATAAAAAGGTTTCGACTCTATCGTTTTTGCAACAAACACTTTATCTGTCATCTTTACACCCCTGCTTTTTTAAGAATATCAATTAAATTTTTCAAATCATCAACATGAGCAAAATAGCCACCTCGATTGGAAATTTCTTTTTCTAAAACATCTTTATCATAATGATTGCCAACTCCCAAATAAATCACCTTAATTTCCATGTTTTTTGAATTACTTATATCAAAAACAGATTTGTAATGACCTTTATATTTTTTATCAAATCTATCTGTAATAGCAAGAAAAATCTTGTCCACATCTTCAACTGAATCATCAAAGCAATTAATAATGTACTTTACTGATTGTCCATAATTAAAATCTATTGGATCATCATATGAATCAATCTGTTGAATGGTCTCTCCAACACCTTTTGGCATCTTATTCGATAAATTGGACACAAAGAAAAACAAGTCTTCGTCATTATCGACGACTCTTTTTTTCAATGATTCTTTGACCAAATCAATTATTCTCTGCCCATTCTTATCATGCCTGATTGATAAATCAAAAACCAAGCCGACAATCTTGCGCCTACTAAAATCAAATTTTTCCAATTTCTCTCCAAATAATTATTGAACCAATTCTTTGAGTCCATAAAGATCAATCAAAATAAACTTTTCCCAATCTTGCTTTTCTATTTGATTAGTTGATCTGACATCGTTGGCCCAATTGAGGACATCGTTCCATCCTTTGCCATAGTTGCCAAAAATTTCCTCGTCTTTTTTCACATCTCTGATAAACCAATAAACAGCTTTTCCAGAATGAGAAGACTTTTGTGGAAACTGATCGCCAACATATCTGATTTCAACAGATTGCCTCTGATCATTGATGTGGTTGACTATGGCTGCAAAGCCAAGAGGAACTATGACATTTTCTCCTATATCAACCATATCGCCACATCTCTTGACATTAGCTGCAAATTTATAGGAATTGAAAAAATATGTGCATTGATCTGCATCCGAGTCTCTTTTGACCATAACTCCAGAAATGGGCAAATATTCGTCTTTAGAAATATCACGAGATGCAAAAACACCCTTGCCAGCATTTTGCAATGTAGATTCTTTTATATAAAACCTATCATCATTTTCTTCAAAAAGAATCATTCAATAAACCCCTTCTCGATTGAATCGAGTAATTTTCTGAGTGATATTTGCTGACCAATAAAATCTGAAAAACTTTCAAGAAAGTGATTGATAATTGACATAGAAACAGATTCTGCCAAATCCCTATGCTGAGAAATCACTTTTTTGGCCTCAGCCAAAGAATCCAAATCCATACCCCAATCAAAAATCTCACCATCAACAGAAAGATATTTTATCTCACGCTTAAACTCTTCGCTATAATCAGACAAAACTTGTAATTTTTTCATGGATATATACTTTGTCATTTAGTGACGAATTTCTAACCATAAAAGAGTTCACCATGAGCGAAAATAATGAAGAAGTAGGCAAAGAATTCCGTGAGTTCAGGAAAAGACACGAACTTATGAAGCAGGAATTGGAAAAGATAAAAAAAGAAGAAGCACAAAAAAATGCAACTTCTCCTGATAAGGTAAATTTAGCATCAAGGCAACCCGCCTCGCCTCAAAACCTCCCAATTCCATTCCATCCACAAATGCAAGGGATGCCTCCTTATCCTCCACAAATGCATGGAATGCCTCCTTATCCTCCACAAATGCAAGGGATGCCTCCCATGCAACCACCATTCCCCAACTTCATGTTTCCAGACCAAACTCAAATTCAAAAGAAAATGGCACCTAGAAAAGTAAACCAACAACACAAAAACTACACAGAAAGTGAAATAAAAGATGTTCAACACTTCATCCAAACATTGGACTCTCTCAAAGCATTCATGCAGAAATTCCTTGATCAGGAAAACTTAGTGAATGAAGTCACAATTACAAGCAATGACTCACTCAAAGAATTCACAGATTTACGGTTCCTTATGAAAAGCGATCATTGGCCAGAAGCAATGGAAGAAGGAGACATCGTTCATGACAACGAAGAAGAAAAACTGCATCAGGCAGCGGCAATTCTAAGTACTTTGGTCAAAGTTGATCTGTTAGAAAAAAATGTTCTTCAATTTGGATGCAAAGAAGGACATGTCGGCTATGTTGCTAAAACTTTATTCAACACCAAAAAATTTGTGTCATATGACATTGAAAAAAGTGATAACTGGAGCAAATATTGCCAAGATAAATCACTCATCTATTCAGACAAATGGAGCGATATCGAGAAAGAAGGGCCATATGATGCTATTATCATTCACGATATTATCGATCATGCACAAGAATTTGAAAAATCATTCCAGAAAATAATTTCCGTAAAAAACCCAACAGGAAAGATTTTTATAAGATGCCATCCTTGGACAAGCAGACATGGATGCCACACACATCTTCAAGTCAACAAAGCCTTTCTTCATTTGATATTCAGCGAAGATGAGCTTTTTGGAATGGGAATCAAACCTACTTTAACAAACCGACTTCTCGACCCATTAACAGCTTATCATAGGCTTTTCAAGGCTGCTGGTCTTACTATTCAAAATGAAAAAATCATGACAAGGGAGGTAGAACTATTTTTCGCACACAATCCCGTTATCCTTAAAAGGATTAAGGAAAAATGGAATAGCAGTAGTAATTCAGAATATGCAAGTGGAATTAAATTCCCTAGAGAATTCATGGAGATTGAATTTGTTGACTTTACTCTAATTTAGATTTAGAGGGAGAAAGTTTTCATGAAAGAAATGAGGAAAATAATTTATGGAAATCACGACATATATGCAGATTTTCAACCTCTAGAAATTGACTTGCAGGGCTGGGCAAGCGATTCTCCAATCTTTGATTTTGTAATTCAAAATTTCAAACCTCAAAGAATTATTGAGGTTGGATCATGGAAAGGAAGATCGGCCATCAACATGGCAAAAATATGTAAAAGATTAGGTCTTAATACAGAAATTCTTTGCATTGATACTTGGCTCGGCTCTGTCGAACATTGGACTCACGAAGATGAAAACTTACCCATTTCCAAATTCAAAAATGGAAAGCCAACAATTTACGATCAGTTTATTTCAAATGTAATCCACACTGAAACAACAGAATATATTACTCCATTTCCAATTGATTCAATAAATGGAGCTTTAGTTTTGAAAAAATATGGCATTCAAGCAGATTTTATATACATCGATGCTGGTCACGAATACGATTCGGTTAAAAATGATCTTACGAACTACTCAAAACTAGTCAAACAAGGAGGAATACTTGTTGGAGATGACTGGTTTCATCCGCCAATAAAACAAGCTGTTGCAGACACCTTGGGACGAGTCGCCACATTTAGCAATGATAAATTTATGTGGACGATCAGCCAACAGTAGGCTGAATCTGTTGGCGACGATCAATTTTCTGTAAGGCCAATTCAAATTCGCATCCATTTCGATGCAATTCAGATATCTTGAAAATCTGATCAAGATTAAGCCCATCTGTTGATTTCGCCCAATCTTGAGGAAGAAGTTTCAATCTTGTTTCCATATCTGGATTATGGAAATGCTTTAGAAACTTGAACCTACTAGGCCTTTGCTTGATGGCATCATCTATCTTTTCAATGTCGTTTGCAGTCATGATAAAAACGACATTTTCATATGTGTTGTAAACACCATCAAGACCATTCAAGAAAATATCAAAGGTAAATTTAACTCCAACCTTATCAGATGAGCCCATAATGCATTGTCTCTTGTCAAAATAATTGTCAAAATCCTCCATTAAAACAATGCATTTTTTGGGAATGTTTGAAAACATAATCAATAAATCATGATTGCTCCACTCTGGATTTAGAGTGAAAATCATGATTGGCAAGTTATATTTGGTTGAAATATATTTAACTAAACTACTTTTGCCATTTCCCGGCAGACCATGCAAAATAGCACCTGTCTTTAACCTTTTACCTTGTAACATCTCATAAATATCATCGTCAATATCACCCCATAAAGAACGATTCATTATTGGCTCTGGAGCTTTTTGCTTAATTGAACCAATTTTATCAACACTATAAGGAAGCAAAATGCGGACTGGAATTCCTAATGTTTTAAGGCTTGATTCCTTTAATTCGTGAGAAAGAAATTGCTTTATTGCCTTATAGTTCCAACGCAAACAAAAAATCATGGTGACATGATCTTTACCGTGCCAACCAGCCTGCAACAATCTTTCACTATGTGAAAGTAAAAACCAAGGAGTCTTATCAGAAAAAACGAATGCTATGTAAAGAACTGGATGTCTCGATTCCGATGTAAACTCTTCGTTCAAGGTAAATTTATTTGAATTCTTAAAATGATCAAACAAAGTCTTGTAGATATCAGAGTCCACTCTGATCTCAACAAGTAAGATGTATTTGCAAAAAGCCCAAAATCCTACAGCAGAAGCAAGTAGAGTGAATATTGTTGGTATCATATCAGCCTCATGAAGAGCTTTTTTTACTTTTTTGACTTTGAGTAGAAGTCAAATATTTTTCGATTAGCAAAGAATCATCAGAACCGTAAACAGTCTTATCTGATCCACCCGGCTTTACTGAAATAACAGTTGCTAAACGGCTCGTCTTTTCCTCAATAAACTCAACACGAACAATATTGCTCATGTTGAGCCAGCTTGTAGAAAGTTTTAACCACATAGAGAAATCTCTTTTTTACTGTTGCACCGTCTGAAAAAGACGGGTTATCAACTTGATTTTAGCATGATCGGCAAATCAAATCAAGAAATAATGTCATCAAAATTCAAGAAATGCGACCATGATTCAATATGCAATTCATCAAGATACAAACTTGACAATGGCCTTTTGGGTTCTTTCAATAATTTCATGCCAGCTTGCTTGGGAGTTCTTCCAGCCTTCTTTGAATTGCAATCCTTGCAAGCAACAACAATATTTTCCCAATTAGTCATGCCTCCCTGACATCTTGGCAAAACATGATCCAATGAAAGCTGCTCGGCTATTTTTTTCTCGCCGCAATATTGACATGTACTTCTGTCTCTTCGATACAAACTCTTTCTATTGAAGTGCGCCTTGGTAGAAGGCATCTTATCGTATTTGGTATACTGAATAACCTCTGGAACTCTAAAAGAGTTGTTAATTGTCCTTATTTTTAACTCGCCTTCAGATGGTCTTATCATCGACCATTCTTCCCACTCAAAAAGCATGAAATTATTGCTAGGATCAATAATTTTCGCCTTTGGTGTTCCATCATCATAAGTAGAAAATATCTTTGCCATGGCCTTTTCAAGAGTGATAATGCCAATGGCTCTCCAAGATTTATTGAGAACAAGCACTTTCCGATGTGCAAACACAGTCACCTCCTAATCTATTTAAGATTCTGAAGGCGATGTCTAAAAAAATGATTCAGCATGGCGATATATTTTCACCAAACACTAAGAATTATTCTTCGTAATCCCGATCCAAATCAGGATCATTTGTTGTGCTATTGTTGAATGATTCCTTAAATATTGTCGCTTGTAGCTGCCTAACCAATTTTAATGCTTCGTCTCTTTGGAATCCAGCATTGACGAGGTCTTTGTGATAAGAATAAAGGAAATTGGCAAATATGTTCAGAAAGGCCCCGACTTGCTCAAAAGCGGCCAATGTTCTCATGTGTTTATCATTCATTTTTACTCTCCATCCGTCAGGAGTTGACGGAATGTTCAATCAGGCAAATTATGTCCTTTAGGACTAATACATTTTATGTTAGTAATGAGCCTCACAAATCCTTTGTAAGGAATTTGTTTGCCGGGAAGATCATGATCAAGCGGCTCTCTTGGCTTGCCGGGAACTAAATGAATATCCCAAGGCTTGCCCTCACCGTTATTGACCTTGTCTCCATATTGTTTATGACCGGGAATATGAGTTATATCGAACGGAGAATCGTCACCATTACAGTACAATCTTTCATCTTGAGAAATATAGAGAATAGCATCCGCTGATTGAGGAAGGTAGTGAGCAGGAGGATAATTGCCCAATCCTCCATACGAAAGAGGATAAAGCAATGTCTTGAGAGCGGTACGACTGTTACCCTCTTTTAATAGAACATATTCTTGAAAACCTAACTTTGCTCCCATAATTATATGTAAACAACAATTGAGGAATTATGTCGATAATAAACCAAAATTACGAACTTAAAAAAAACACAGAATCAGACATTAATCAGCATCTTGAAACGCTGAAAAACTATGCGGCAAGATGCCAACATATCACCGAAATGGGAGTAAGAGGAATTGTGTCTACATGGGCTCTACTCGCAGGCAAACCAAAAACATTCAAATGCTATGATATATCAGTTATTGACATGAGCGATGTAAAGAGAGAAGCGGAAAAAGAAGAAATTAATTTTCAATACATCAATGCTGATGTTCTTGATGTAGAAATTGAAGAAACAGAATTGCTTTTCATAGACACCTTACACAGATATCTTCAGCTTAAAAAAGAACTTGAATTACATTCACATAAAACAAAAAAATATATTATCTTGCATGATACAACAACATATGGAAATTTAGATGAACCAATATATTGGCCAGATTGTAAACTAAAAAATATCGATTCTGATAAACAAGGACTTCTTCCTGCAATTGATGAATTCTTGCATACACATGAAGGCAAAAAATGGGAAATCCATAAAGTTTATGTCAACAACAACGGATTAACAATCCTAAGGAGAATTTGTGATTGATTTGAAACTGGAATTCCTAAAAAGAATTTTAACAGATACCGTCAATGATGAAGACATTTTTCAAAAATATTTTGAAACAAATCAATACCCAAATGATCAAGAAATTCAAAATATTCTAAAAACTTCAGTACCAGCCAATAGGAAAAATGGCTCTGACTGGCCTCAAAGAGCGCAAACTATGATAGGAATCATGCGCTTGAATAACTTGCACAAATGTCTTGATGAAGTCAGAATAAATAATATTGATGGCGACTTTATAGAAACTGGAGTATGGCGTGGCGGAGCATGTATATTCGTCAAAAAATATTTTCAACTATACAATATGAACAAAAAAGTTTTTGTTGCCGATTCATTTGAAGGATTGCCAAAACCTGAACATCCAGAAGATGAAGGAGATCATCATCACAAAATGGAATTTCTTCAGGTTTCTCTGGAAGAAGTTAAGAAAAACTTTGAAATGCATCAAGAATTGGACGAGAATGTCATATTTTTGAAAGGCTGGTTTTCAGATACATTGCCAAATAACCAAGACATAAAAAAACTATGCATTTTACGCATGGATGGAGACATGTATAAATCAACTATGGATGTTTTTGATTCTTGCTATCATAAAGTTGAGAACCAAGGATTTGTAATTATTGATGACTACAGCGCAGTAAGAGGATGTCAAAGAGCAACAATTGTGTTTAGAGAAAGAAATAAAATAACAACACCTTTAACACACATAGATGGCTGCGGAGTTTTTTGGCAAAAAAACTAAAAAACCATCTTTTTAGAAACATGTTCTATTGTGTTTTTTCTTTCCAGATATTGATTTACAGTTGTGCTTTCGCAATGATACAAGAAATTACTTGTAACTAAACCAAAACCTTGATATTTTTCTTGATTCTTTTTATGGATAAAATCATCTCCACGCATAATTAATGTGTTAGTGAAATCATCTCCTTGCATAATTAATTCAAATTTTGGTATGTCAATTGGCTCCCAGCTTTCAGTCCTAGCCAACATAAACCAACCTTGTCTCATTTCGGGATAATTTTTTATTTCATATTTGATTGGATTTAATTTTTCATTTTGAAAAGATGACATTATTTGTTTATAGTTTGGAGAAACTCCTAAAAACAAACGAACTGTCTCAATTGTAAAAAGATTAAGATCATTTCTTTTTTCAAGAACATCAATAATATAATCAATTATTTTTCCATTAAACAATAAATCGTCATTCAATAAAAGATAATATTTTGTATCAACAAGACTCATTCCGTAATTCCAAGCAGGATTCACAAATAAATTAGGCATATTGTGAATTACTTGTAATTTTTTGTAATCTTGGTATCTTTCTGAAAAGCTATCTTTTTCTCTGTTATTAATGATAATAATCTTTTTAACAGATTCGCAATTGACAAGTTGATCAATCAAATTATCAGTTATTGGCAAAGCCATTTCAAGTGTCGGTATTATCACCGTGCATGACATTTAGCCTCAATAAATAAATTTAAGCTTGCAAAATTTTCTGCAAAAGAAGATTCCACCCACCATCTTGTGATCCTTGTGGAGCAGCATTGTTCCAATTCCAACCAAGAACATAGATTGAACCAGAACTGTAAGGAATTTTTGACACAATTGCTTGATCATTAACTTCATCGCCAGCATAAATCGTTTTTGAACCAGATGGTAAAGAGCCTCTGCCAATTACGCCTGTATCAACATAATATGGAATAGTAGAATTCAATCCATCAAATAAAGCAGCACCTTCTGCTGTGATAGTAAAAGGCTCTGTATAGTAATAAGAAGTTATACTAAAATCAAATATTATATTCAATAATAATCTATTATTATCATTAACATCGAACATAACGAGTTTTCCGCCTTTTTTTACAAAATCTCTCAAATATTCTCTTGGTAGATTTGAAAGATCAGGCAATAAAGGTGATCCTAATGATGGCATTATAATTGTACTAGCATTGTTTGTAACTTCTAGCCAACTTGATGCGCTAATATTGTCAAATCTTTTATAATTGATTCCTATGCTTTCCATAAAAATCATGATATTATTTGTGCTATAATTTACATTTGTGCCCGGATCAACAACCCAATCAACATAATCAGCGTTGTTGAAAATGTAAATGCTTTTAGAATCATCGAAAATTTCAAGAACTGTTCCACCTGAATTGATTTGTGGAAGTTTTCTTTTCAAATCACTTGCTGCTTGACCGTGAAGGGTAAATGTATCTCCATTTTTCAAAGCATTAGGCCAACCGGGAACAAACACAGTTTTATTCTTAAGCTGATTAATGATGTTCTCTATATTGCCATCAGGTGGCAATTGCCCCATAAGAGTAGTGGCATCATAAGTTTTAGCTCTAAATGTAATTCTTGGATTAAGATAAGTTAGCCCTCTTGATCCTTTTGGTTCAACAATAGCATCTAAAAAAGCCTGAGCAATAATTTGCCGCTCATAATTGTTCATGTATTCGTTTTCTAATTTTGCAATTAGTAGAAAATAAATTTCATCAATTCCAGTTAAATTTTGCAAACAATGATCATCATAATCATTGTCAGTATCATAAAGATGAACAATTCCACTTCCGTTTCCGGGTACAAAAATAAAATGATTGATAGATGGATCGCCAGAGTCATAAACTTGCTTATTAAAACATGTAAATTGGCGACCTTTACTATTCAAAGTAAACACATTAACTTCATAATCACCATTGCCATCAGCACCAATATCCCCTGTGATTGAAAATTCTTCAATATCAATACCAGTTGCCGCCATCACAAACATGTCTGGATACATATTTGTAAAATATTGGCTCCCAGCACCAAAATATGAACTGCCATCGGCAATTATTCCATCCATGGGAGGATTGGTATAATCTCCTTCTCCTCCTGTCGAAGCAACAGTATGAGTGTAGGGAATGGAATTACCACGGGCAGTATCATTATCCGAACCATCATTATCCATATTGGCATAAAGCTGAGTTAGATTTGTATTTAAGCAATTTGCACTATCATACATGTCGCCGCCACCATCCTCAATGTTGGTGTTAACTCCTGTATCATTTGGTTCGTCGCTGAAATAATATGGATTGATAATGTTTTCGGTGACTTTTTCATATCCAAGATTCAATTTTGTCAAAACTGCTTCAATATTGAGCATAATTTTCTCCGATCAGAGCGATAATGATCTATAATACTTATATATCATGTAAAAAATCATTTTGGAATAACCATGAAAGTAAATCAAGAATACTGGAAAAAACCTCAGCCACACCCGCTCAATCCCAATAAAGAAGATGTCAGAATATATCAAGAATATTCAATAGGAGGATCAACTCTTCTTTTGGGATGTACAAAAAAACTTGTTCCCATTTCCGATAAACAAATGGATTTAGAACCTTGGATCAAGGGGCCAAATGTCATTCAGGGAAACTGGATTGAAAACAAAGAATTTTACCAAAACATCATTGGTGATGGAGTCCTTAATCTGAATAAGGAATTGGCCAAGAATGTTTTCAAAATGGCACAAAAATGCTGCAAAAATTTTGTAGTTCGCAGCTTTAAGAGAAAACAACCAGAAATGAGAATAGCCGAATATTTCCCAGAACCCAAAGAATTTAAGATAACTCCTTATATTACCAGACACTTTCAAGAATATTACTTTTTCGTCTGGAGATTCCAATGAGAAGAGACATCGACATCATAAAAGACATTTTGCGATTACTTGAAGATTCTCAATGGAAACATAAGCCAAATTTTGATTTAGTCAAAAATCTACCAATTCTAACAAGAGCAGAATTACAAAAAATGCCCATGAAAAAAGGCTTGTTTTCATGCCGAAGTTCTGGATCAACTGGTGAACCTGTCATAGTACAAAAATACATTCCAGACCGTTGCTGGTACATTGCAACAAATTTAAGAGAAATTAAGTGGAGAAATTGGGATGTCAGTAAAAACATCGCAGTAATCAAGCCTGTCTATAAGTCTTTTGAAACAGAATACGATTGGGGATTTCCAAAAGAAATATTTGTCAATCAAGGAAGCGTATACAAAATAGGATTTGAACCAATACCATCAATCCAATCTTTACTTGAATACGCAAATCCACATTACATACACTCTTATCCAAGCATAATCAAGCAGCTTGATTTAACAAAAATTACAAACTTTATTGATGCAAAATCAACAGGAGAGTTAGGAGGAACTATGTATTCCTCTGAAGAATGCGGAACAATAGCAATTAGTTGTCCAGACAATCCTCAAAATTATCATGTCATGGAAAATCAAATTGTTGAAGCAGACGATGAAGGAAATGCAATAATAACAACACTCACAAATCCTTATATCAAAAAATATAAAAATGGCGATGTGATTGAGTTAGGGGAATGCAGTTGTGGAAGAACTCTGCAAACAATAACCAAGATACATGGCAGAGTTAGAAATTTATTCACAATGCCAGATGGCAGAAAAAAATGGCCACTTGTCGCCTCAATCACATATTATGAAAAATATGGAATCACAAGATTCAAAGCCATTCAGCATGAATTGGATGATCTAGAACTACAACTTATCAAGACAAAAGACTTTGATGAAAATAATTTAATTTCAGATGTAAAAAATGCTTTGGGAGTTGATATCAAAACAAGAATAACATATGTGAATGATTTCAGGAACTATAAACACGAAGAATTTGTTTCACTTGTTACCTGAAAAATTAAATAATCTTCCAATAAAGAAAATAAAAATAATCGTGCTAACACTTTGCCAATAATTAATTTCTTTGAGAATTGTAGAAACCTCAATCAAAACATTATTCCAAAAATACATAAATGGAAAAGCAAATAACATTGATCCAAATAACAAACCAATCAATCCCAAAAATAATGCTCCAGCAGCAGTGTAAGTTTTCTCAATTTCATTGTCTTCCGTCATAATGGCACCAATGCAATAAGAAAATGGAAAAAATCATATGATAAAAAATAAAAATACCCCCGGTTGGATTCAAACCAACGACTTGCGCTTTAGAAAAACGCTACTCTATTCACCTGAGTTACGGGGGCAATTGTCTTTCGACTTCTCAATTTTACAAATAAGTAATGGCCATGTCAATTGAATGTGGTTATAATTTTTCATGAAAGCTTCTACTCTCCATAAATGTGTTTGCCTCATGCTGGATGATTGGGGAGAGGACAAAAGCCGCACTGGTTTTCATTATGCTTTTGCAATAAGAAAAAATAGAATTATAGAAATGGGGAAGAACAATCCCGTCATGATGTCAGCGAAGGCATATAAATTAGCTCAAAAATTTAATATCGCACACTGGAAAAAATACCCATTCCTTCATGCTGAGGCAGACCTTCTCCTCAAACTTGATGAAAAGTATTACAACAGAAAAACAACAATACTTAGCATGAAAATAAATAGACATGGAAAATTCAGACTGGCAAAACCATGCTACAAATGCGAAATAGCATTGCAAAAATCTAATTTGATGAATGTTGTTTGGAGTCTAACAGATGATACAAATTTATCTATACCATTTTTGGATGGAACAATAGCAAATAAATAAACTATAATTTTATTTTTATTATCAATATTCCTATTACCATTAAAAGCAAACCTATATACCCATGTTTTTCAAGCTTTATATCAAAAAATATCAATGGTAGAAAATAATAAATAGCAACAAATAAAATATCCCACATAAGACTAAATGTGTATAATTTTTTCTCATCTCCAAAATACTTGGCGGTTAAAATCCACATGCTGTTACTCATTATCCCCAGCATTAAACCTGCCGGTATATACCACCATTTATTATGTAAAGATTTATCAAAACTAATATAACACATCAATGAACAAATTATTCCAACAAGAGTTAGTATGATAAATTGAAACATATAACATTACCAATTCTTGGAAACTATCAAGAAAAGACCACCTCGACCAGTTCTTTTAGCTCCGAAGAGCAAAAGATTTAACTGTCCATAAGACTGGTTGTCATAGGCGAGTCGAAGCACGAATGCTCTGAATTATATATCTGTATATCCCGGTATTTCTGCACGGAAACCTTGATGTAAGGCTTACTTCTTAAGATCTTGGTCATTATTTGAGCCGTTTTTGCAGAATCAAAACGATGAATCCAGAACATGATCTTTGCCATGATTAGCACTCCAAACCAAAAAACTGCTCCCTAATCTAATTCGATCAAGGAAGCAGTTCATTCAGTTGGATAGATAAAATTTTTCAAACTTTTTTTACTTGTTGATAGCAAGCCATGGATTAGCGCCCATAACTTGAAATTGACTTATCAGATGCCTGTTGTTTGTGCCTGCTGATGTTTTAGCAGAAACGCCAATGTATGGTCCACCTTCTTGTGCCCAAGAAGTGATATCAATTTTCAATTGAAATGAATTGTTGATGTAAACTGACAAATAACCTTTTAAGTCGCCTGCAAAATCATACTCCCAATTTATCAAAAAAATCCAACTCGTTGCTCTTTCATAATCCAAATTTTGGTTTGTATAAAATGTAGTTTGTAAAGATCCTTCAATATAAACTTTAATTGTACTGTCATTTAATTCATCAATGTAAACAGCAAGGGCTCCATTGTCATCAGAACCACTATGATTCTCTGAATCGGACCCAAAAAAGAATGTTATTCCATCTCCGCTATCGCCGCCACTGTATGTTGTTGCCTTAACTAAAATATTTTTAGAATAATTATAATTTTTTTCCCAAGCAATACTGCCTAACTGATTATTTGAATCTGGAGTAAGATATACGAAATTCCTTTTTTGGGGACCAGAAATATCGCCTAAATATGAAGCATCTCCATTCACAGTGCCACCAAACAAAGTGGGGCTACCCATATCTCCAAGCCAATCGATGTGATTATCTCCAATGTTTATACTACCTAGTGGATTTGCATGAATAAGATTACCTTGGGCAACTACTTTTCCATCGATTATTTCTTTGGCTTTTTCAAAATCAACTTTTTTGTTGAATTTCAAAGTGGTAGTCAAACCATCAGAGCTTGTGCCAAATATTCGATAATGAACATTAGCATTGTTGAAAAGTTTTTTCAAATCTGCAAATTTATCCGTTGATACATCAAGATTTAACATTTCACTCCTCAAGATTGCAAAATAGACTCAAGCAAATGTAGCCAACCACCATCTTCTGCACCTATCGGCGCAGCATCATACCAATCCCAGCCAAGAACATATATTTTCCCAGAACCATATGGAATCATGGTTACTACAGATTCATTCGCACCATTTTCCTCGTAAATTGTTACAGAATTTACTGGCAAACTAGTAGTGTCTAAAGAACTAGTAGCATCTAAATTGGGAATAGTAGCACTTTCACTTGGGAAAAGACCAGAACCATCAACTGTGAGGCTTATTGGCTCAGAAGGTCCACCCTCTCCACCACCAGTAATACTAAAGCTAAATATATCGTTCAAGAAAGGAACCACATCTCCATTTGAGGGGTTAAACATCAACAACTTACCACCAGAAGAAACAAAATTGTTGATTTTATTTTTAGCGCCTGAAGTCAAATCTGGAAGAATATCATCATTTTCAATGTCAGAAATCATAACATAACCAGCTTTTCCTAAAACAAATATATTGTCCCATCCAGACTCTGATATGTCTATAAATGTTTCATAAGCGATGGTATTAGCATCTAAGTAAGCCATAATATTGTTTGGTTCATTTCCAAAGTCAGATCCCTCAGCAACATAATCAACATAAGTGTCATTGATGAGAATAAAAATTTTATCATTTTTCTTTGGAATTTTTGGATAATTGACATTTATCCATGGAACTATGCTTCTTACTTCCATGGATTTTATGTAATGGTTGTTGACATATTCTGAACTAACTGAGCTTGCAGCACTTACTCCAATAAAGTTGCCGCCGGGTGTCCATGTCCCTACATTTGCTTTGCAAATATATTTACCATCTATAAAAACTGTTATGTAATTAAAATCAGATTTATCGTGTTGGAATAAAACCTCAACATTTTTTGAAACTGAATTATCAAGAGGATCAGCCACATAATAATTTGACCCTTCTCCTCCTACTTTCGTTCCATCAACCCACAAACTAAGAGCATCGGTAAAAGGATTACCATAAAAACCATCGTCAAAAAACACATTTATTGAACCTGTTTCGTCATTTATAAATGTATAATTTGTATCAGAACCTAAAAACAAAGTCCATCCAAGTCCACCACTTCCAGAAATATGGTCAGCATGGATGGTCATCTTAATGTAGAGATCATTTGCATAATCAAAATTATTTTGCCAATACAAACTTCCTGAACTTCCATCTGAATCAGTAGAAAGTATAACTCCTTTATCTGCATCAACGAAACTCGCATTTCCATTAAGATTGGCTCCAAGTAAAGTTGGATCACCCATTCCACTGTTCCAAACTATTGGAGAATCACCAAGAGCTTCTGGTTGTAGTGGATTTCTAGATTTTTTTGGTCCGCTATTGTTTTGCATTTTTACCTCTTTCTTTACCCATTAATCAAAAGCCAAGGATTTGCACTTTTCGCCTGAAACTTTTTGCAACAATGATCATTATTGCTGGCACCACACCAGCCACTAATTCCAACGATAGATCCAGCGTTTTCGACCCATTCGCCATCCACTCTGACACGACAAATGAAAACGCCATTTAGTAGAACAGTAACATAAGAGTTTGTGATATCAACATATTGATAAATAATATCAAATTGTCTCCATGTTAAATCATCTAAAGAAAAATTTGTATTGAAATCTCCTGTTCCCAAATCTTCGTAAACATCAAAAATTTGATTACCGTCCCAAAAAATTTGCACGATATTACCTTCATATTCAGAGAAATAAATAGCTATTCCATTTGTAGCATTATCTCTTGAAGTCAATGAATTATCACAACCAAAAAATACAGTTATGCCGTCTGCTCCATCTCCATTGCCAGCAGAAATAACGCCACTAAAATGTATATTTCTCGTATAGTCAAATGTTTTGTCCCAATAAATACTTCCCTTTGTATCACTTGTTGCTTCTGTTAAAAAAACTCCTACTAGATTATTTTCAAAATAAGCTGTGAAGTTGGTTCCATCAAATTCTGCATTTGCAACAGCAGTTGGATCACCTGAACTACTATCCCAATTGATTGGAGTATCGCCAATGTTTTTATTGGCAAGAGGATTGGCATGGTTTAATTTAACTTGTGCTAAAACTTCTTCCTGATTTTCCACGGTTTGCTCCTCAGAAAAATATAACTAACTTATATATGATAGAACCCGCAGTCTCTAAAAAAAGAGAATGCGGGTTCTATATTTTCTCAAAAATACCAATTATCTAACAGTAAAAAAGAAAAGTTGAACCAATCTTGCCTTATCAACTACTTCGCTAATTAGTCCTTCGTATGTACTTGCCGAGTGGATCATCTTTGCATCCCAAATAGCAAGACGATTGTAGATTGCTCCAACCCTATCGACTAATTCCCAATTATCAGGATGAAGAATGTTGTAGTCATTGTAAACTTCATCTGCAACTTGAATTCTTTCCTGATCGCTTGAGAACCTATCAAATTCCAAAGGGTGATTTGGAGGACGACGAACATGATGCTTCTTATCACGCCAAAAACTTGTTCCGGCTGAAGGAGGAGCAAATGGAGTGAGGTAAATTGCAGCGGCATAGCTTTGAGCATCACTATGATAAACCAAGGGGTCTTGAAAGCCAGTGATTTGGAAACATCCATTTGCTGGCTGATCTAACCAGTCAACAATTGGTCTTCCAATAATTCTTTCAAATTCTTCCTTAAGATAAGGCCAGAGATATCTTTCCTTGGTTCTTTGTCCCTTATAGAATCGATTATCATAGGTGAACTCTTGCTGCATAGCGAAGTTGCGAATTTCATCAGGATTTTTATAAAAGCTATCCACAATCATGAGATGAGGAGTTCGCCTATTGAAATGCGTAGTTGGAGGACCATCTGGCAATCCTTCCTGAAGTTGATCTTCAGGAATCCACATTTGCAAACCAGCCTCTCCTACCTGACAAAAGTATTTATTTTTTTCCGAATCATGTGTGATTACACAAACTTCTTGGTTCTGAAAGACAAGGCGTTGTCCGATTAGGAACTTATTATTCATAGAATTTTATCCTGTAAATTATCGAGCAGTTGATTCCTCGACATCAATTTTATCAGAGTGTGTAGAATAAAAAACCGAGACAAAAATGTCCCGGTTTTTTTTGAAATTGTTATACTGCTATTAAATCAATATCGATTACAAGCGTACCACATCCCGTTATTTCCTTGGGCTACACCTTGATCCTTGATGGTGTATTGTCCATAAAAGCAACAATTACGAATCGCTTGTTGTGCAGTTGTACCCATTCCAACCCCTTCACGGGGATAGGGGTTGCCGCCAAAATGGCCTATTCTTCCTATTTTGGCCATATGGTTGGCAACAGACTGAGCGGTGCCTAGCGAAAAATTAACAGCGTTCGCCACGGGCCTGTTGTTAGTTGTCTTTCGTGGCGAAAACAAACCGAAAGGTTTAGCCTGTGCGCTGGAAGCTACAACAAAAACCAAAGCGAAAGCAGCGAAAATCCTCATGTGGATCATCCTCACCAAAATCAATGCGAGTGTCAGGGTCGCATTATCCCTGTGTGTCTGTCACACAGGAGCAAACTACCATGAATTCGATTGGTTGTAAATAAAAGAATGTCAAATCAATCTATGAACAGTTTTTCGTGCATTCCATAATGGAATTTTCTCTTGCATATAAGCCCTAATATCAGACATTGACCAAGGAGTGCCAAATGGCAAATCTGGTCTCAACAAATTATCGACACCTACATCCAAAGTTAATTGAGAACCGTTCATTGAAGCGACAATTTCAAGCAATTCGTCTAAAAGACCATCCTGTTGAATTCCTCTTTTTCTTATCAATGAAGCAAAACTTTCAGACAAAACATGTTTATCATGTTTTGAAAGACTACCATTGTCTTCATCATGAAATGCATCATGAACATGTCCATATAGCATCCATGATCCTTGGCTAGACTTATTCCAAGATCTAGCTGGATAATGATTGACAAATATTTTTTGCCCATCGATCTTGAATAAATAATTTTCGTAACATGCGGTGAAAACATCCGAGCAGGCATCTCTGTCATCGTGATTGCCCAAAACTAGAAAAACATTTTGGCAATTAATCATGCTACGATAATATTTTTCATTTTTGTCACCATGAGGGAGACAGAAATCCCCAACAATCACCAAGTTGTCATTTTTACCTACTACTTCGTTTATGCTTTTAGCAATTGTCTTATCCATCAGATCAATGCTAATTTCAGGAACCTTGTAGTCAGATGCGGGTATGGTGCCATTCTTGATCAAATCGCAGATTTTCATGTCATTGTTTGAAATGAATGGTCTTTTGCAATATTTGATGATGTTTGCATGACCAAAATGACAATCTGCTGTGAAGAACCATTTGTTGCTCAAAATATCATGACCCCCACAATGAATCAGATCCAACAATGTTACACTTCTTTTTTACGCCATCTGGCAGAACTAAGCGATTTCTTATTTCTGATTCGTCAAGTTTATAAAACTCCTCTTTCCAGCCATGCTTGACAACTGTAGACTCAGCCGTAACAGGAGATATACCAGTATACTTGGTGAATCCAAACATAAATCTCAATACAGCAGGTTTAGTTTCATATGTGTATGTTGATTCTTTGAAGTTTGGAGAAAAAAGAGCTTCATCAAAATTGTCTTTGTGAGGCAAATAATTTTGAGAGCAACGAGCTAATATTGTAAACAATGATCTCTTAAAAAAACAATCCTTCCAAAAAGAACTTGGTTTCACATAAAGAACTTTTTCCTGATTGGTGTGAGCAAATTGAGTTTTTTCCATTAGATCACAACCTTCACTAGTCGAAAGTATGTTTTCAAATTTATTGAGAAAGCAAGTAACGCTATCAGCTTCACATGCTTTATGACAAAAATAAAAACCCTCTGTTTTTTCAAGAAATCTAACCGCAAACTGCTCACGGCAATGGTCCCAATTCACTAATCTGTTTGCTTCCTTCTCTATAGCAAATCCTCCTGAAGGAGGATTGCAATATGTCATGGTGATTTCCCTACAAGGCAAATTTATGATATCTAATTTTACCATACCTATCACACCTTTGATAGAAGGACTGTGCAACCATAATCCAATGAATTCGATTCAATTTTCTCAAAAGAAACCTTAGATTGCAAACATTGTTTATTTTGTTTCTTGCCAAAAAAATTAAAATTATGACTCGGAATCTTGGGTAGCAATAAAGCTTTGTAAATTGAGTTTTTTCCACGCCAGCAACATGTGACCTTCAAAACACTTCTTTGTTGCTTTGAATTTAAGAAAAGTATAAATCCACCATCCATCTTGGCAAATGGCAAACTAGATAAAGTCTCAATGCTGCTACGATTGAATCTAAATCTAAAAAAATATTCCATCAATGGAGTTTTTTCATTTTTCAAAATGTGTTTTGTTGGTTTGATTGAACTTTGAATCATTTCAAGGCACAAATCTTTCGATGATAGATGTGCAGCCCAACAATCATTTATGCTACCATAAAAAACAACATCTAATACTTGATCTGGGCTTAAATTGCAAAAAGAATTGATGGGATTTATCACTCTCAGGTAATCATTGTTGTCGCTACTACTCACAACACATAAAGATGCCATTTTATTGTTGGTGTTATCAAAAAAATTAATTCCACCAAGAAGAAGAGTGCTGTCGTGATAATCAATTAAATTGGTTTTTTGACATATGGAGGCCATCCATCCATCATCTACCTCCGATACTTCCTCTACTTCGATATAATCGCCAACCACATCAAGTTTGTAATCAGCAAAATGTTGACCACAGAAAATAATATGCATTTTCTGGTCCGTCAGAAGACGAACTAAAGAGTTTTTTGAAACAGGATTTTTAATCCTTACAGGGCAATAGTTCTTTAGCATTTTTATCAATCAATTCTAGAAACCAGTCAGCAAAATACTGCACTTTATTTAACACTTCGTATTTCCAATTGCGAAACACACCGGGAGAAGTATAAGCTAATTTTTTTAGAATTTCTGCTATGAAATCAATCCTTGTGGCTGTATCTAATTCTTCATCCAAGGTTTGAAAAAGCATATACTTGATTTCTCCTCCTTGTTTTGAGAACCAGCTATCATAAGATGCCACAAACATTTCCCAGCATAAAACGAAAGCTTCATCTTTATCCCTGACTAAATCAACATTCATGAAATTTTTCATGCAAGAATGTATAAAACTTTCATAATCATGCCATTTAATGTTTGAAATCATCTTGTTCATAAAAATTTTATCATTGAGATAGCCATCATGTATTTGACAATGTAATGAAACTTCATAGTGACCGGGATGATGATCACTATAAATCCATTTTATATTTAGAATTCCAGCAGATGGTAAAGTAAAATTACTGCTGACTATTGTATCAATCGACAATAAATCATACCAAATTTTATAATCTTTAGTTCTGAATACAATGCAACTATTATTGACATGATGGACCAGAGGCACATCATTTATTTTATGTCTTTTGAAATATTCTTCGTATAAGCGCATGATTTTAATGATACCGCTTTATCAAGTGGTGTTTTTCTGATTGAAGTCGCTTAGAAATTGTTCCACAAAATAAGGATCAGCGACATTTGACCACCTATTTTCCTTTTCGTTCCACATAAGAGGATACTTGTGCGGCACCGTATCAACGATATCGAAAAGATCACCATTACTCTTTGCTTTCTCTGTTGATCTGTAAAAAAGCAGAGGGTGCAAATTAGAATATGTTTTTTTAAGAGCTTCTACAACAGTTTTATCTAGCATGATCTATTACCCATCGCCTTCTTGCATGGATTAATTGTATCAATTGACAGTCAATTAACCAACTTTCTTTCCACTTAAAAAAGACTTAGGTCCACTCTGTTCGGTCTTCAGTTTATAATACCTCCAAGAGGCGCAGCATATTACGCCGCCTAGAATTGACATCACAAAACCAGAAGCTTGAAATGGACTTCCTCCATATCCAAGTAGATAATTTATGGCCCCGCCAATAAATGTCCCTCCAACGCCAATTCCAATTGTCGGCAAATAACCAACTGGTTCCTCACCGGGGTGAAAAACCTTAGCAATATAGCCAACCATCAAGCCAAAAATAATCCAAGACATGAGATAAATCATAGGGGAATCCTCAAAAACTATTTTTAATTTCCAAATATGAATCTGGTGTATGATCGTCAGCAATATCAGCACACAATTCTTTCATAAATCGAACATATTGCTTATCAAACTGAGAAAAACTTTTGAATCCATAAACTAATTGTAAAACATCTTCCGGCTTATTTCTAGCTTGCAATCTCAGAAATCCCTGCAACTTAAATTGGCCGAACTCTTTTCTCAACATCAAGCAAAGAAGTGCAGCCTGTTGATCAAAAACCTTCTTGTTTTCAGTTGTCTGCTTATTATAATCTTCCTCTGTAAATGTGAACATTTGTTCTGCTGAATGGTTGAATTGCTCTTTTCTTGCTATTTCATTGAAAGGTTTCAATGTTTCACGCACATCTGGAACACTTGTACTGAGTGTGATACAACCCCTTTTGAACCAAACTGGCAGAGTTGTTGACTCAACTGTTTCATATTCATAAAGACAAACTTGTGTCAAATAAGGAAAAATTGACTTATTTGGCTTGTCATCCCCAACACACCATATAACATTCAATTCTTTCCTTAATTGAACCTTGCCGACATTTAGATTAAATAATTTTTTGAGCAAATCATAATCTGGAACAACAAATACTCTGCATTCCTTTGTGAACTTGACATCAGGAAATCCCCATCTCGTTAAGGCTGATTTTTTCAGATTCTCAAGATCATTAACAAGCTCCTTGCCTTTCTCGTTGTCGATGCTCATAATGGTGAAATTTTTGCCAACATACCTGTTCCATTCCATCAATGGGGCACTGACTTCAGATGGTGGTGTTTGAGAAATATTTTCCTGATCTAGTAAGGAGCAAGTTGTCATAAAAACAAAAATAAGAGTTTTGATCATATTTCACCAATCATGGGTTCACTTTATTTAGGATATCATAGAATATAATTCAAATTTCCTGTATTCCCATTTTAATGCAAGCTTTTTATTTATATCCTCAAATATTCGAGATATCCTTGATTTATCAACCATTTTTTCGACAGCTATTTCTGATAGTCTTTTGCCATTAAGATAGTAATCCAGAAAAATCTCTTTTTCTTTTTGATTCAAGCCCTGAGTCAAAGCCTCGACTATCTCGCTTTCATCTGAATTTTTATTTTTACAAGGAATACTTTCCATCATCGATCTGTCTATTTGTTCGTGTAAAAAAGGCTTCACTCTAGATCTAGAAGGATAGTTTTCTTTGGCGTAAATCCTGATAGAAAAATTAATTTTCAAATATGCATAAGTAGTAAATTTAGTTTTTCTATTTAATTTGTACTTATTTGCTGCAATTACAAGTCCCATGTAAGCAGCAGAAACAAGCTCGTCAAAACTTATTGCGGGATATTTTTTACAATTCAATCTCGCTATTTTTTCAGAGAAATCAATGTGACGAACAATAAGTTCGTTAATTTCATGTTTAGTCATAGTAATCCTTGAAAGTTTTGAAAGTTAGCAGTTAGTTGCGCCTTTTTTGAAGAAAGGCTCTAATCAAGATTATATATCGACCATGAGTAAAAATCAAGCATATCTCCTCAAGGGCGACCACATTTTATTCAGTATTTCTTTAGCTTCTATTACCGTATTGCGAATTTTTTCATCATTGTAAAATTCAACAGAATCCGATTCATGCTTGATTATCCTTTCAAGAAACCAAGTCTTAGTTTCATGCATATTCCTACTGAAAATCGTAAATGATTGTAAATTTTCAAGACCAAAACAACATAATGTTTGCTGCAAAGAAAGATCCTCCAAATTATTTGGCATGATCATAAACTTGCAATTTTCAACAAATGACAAAAACAACCTAGTCCAACAACTAATGTCTATTGGATCAAGAGAACCTTCAGGCCATCTAAGCTCAATTGTTTTTCTATGTAAATTCTGATCTCTAATTGATCGAACAAAATTAACAAGATTCAAATTGAACCTTCTGTCTTCATTATCAAAAAAACCCAAATTCTTGGGAGAAATTATTTGCCAAAACAAATCGGCTGAATATTTTGTCTCTCTGCACAATTTGAAATCAAAAGAAGCATCATGAGGAAAAGTGAATTTGCAATATTCGCTTCTATTTCTTCTAATTGGCAAAGCCATACTGAGAATTTTTTCTATCTTAACCCAGTAAGCAACCAATATACTGCATTGCTCTATCGTAAAATCAACAGCCTCGGCATGAATGTGAAGACCGCAATTATCATTCGTTTTGCATCCTATTTGAGAAAGAATTCCAGCAATTTGCGAAATATGATCGATGTCTTGATTTCCGTGTCCTACAAAAGAAGCTATCTCGACACCCTTGGGGCCTTTTCTTCCCTTGATTCCACAAGTAGCATCATCTTTTACATGCCAATACCTGTTATTGCTCGACAATCCATATCGGCTTGTATAGACATCGTGTTGAGAAGAAGACTTTATTGCCAAGTGAACATCTTTCTTCTTCACTTCATGGCCAACTTCTATTTCAACGCCGAATCTCCTCATGCTAGAAAAATTGACATACTTAATTTTGAGTGTTTCCATGCGTCACCTAGTGACGAGCCAATTCGTAAAAACTAACGCCTCATCACCTTTTACCAAATTTTTGCAAAATAAGCAACAAAGTTTTTTTCAATTTAATTTTCCGATGACAAGTCGTAACTTCTAACAGTTGGTATGTCAGCAAGACCAGAATCTTGCCTCATTCTTCTTGTCATCATTTCAATTTCCATCTCGTATTTCTCATCCCAAGTTTTAGGCTTGCTGGCAGGATCAGGAGGAACAACAGGCTCCGAATCATTTAATGATATCAACTGTATAAGTTCTGATATCAAAGAATCAAACCTGTTATTCATTCTGACAATGTAAACGGAAAGGAAAAAATAAAGTGTCAAATTAACAATCAATAAAAAGATCACAATGCTCAAAAGAATGTTTTCCATAATTCAATTATACATTAGTATTCGATCTCTGGAAAAGAGTCTGATCTTGAAATACAGATGGATTCTGAGGAACTATGAAAGAAATATCTTGCATTTCTGTAGTAATAGTTGTGTTTTGACTTGAAATTCTGACGCTTAAAGTTGGTTTTGATTGCCAATATGTTGAACCGAATATTCCTATTTTATCAGACAATAAAACATTGCTGGCCACAACTCCTATTATGCTTGTGACATATTTAGTTTTAGTGTTCAAATCAAATAATAAATCTTGTTTGAAATTTCTGATTGCAGAACAAACTGAATCTGTTGTAAAAATAATTGCTAATCTTGTATCCATACTAAGTCCTGTTTCCAAATTTTTCCTTGTAACAAGCATGGAAAACTTAAGCATTGGAAATCCAGTCGAGTCACCGAAATTAGTTGTGCAACTCCACTCAAATTGAAACCTCCATGTTTCATCAGTGGTGTTGTCATCAGAAAGTCCAACAAAATGTTGAAAAGCCAGCCAAGACTCCAAACGCCTATTATAAAAAAATGACATGACTTTGCTAAACTCTAAATTATTTCTTTGCAGAAATTTAGAGAAAATGTTTGAATTTTCTAAGTTTATTTGCAAATAAAGCTCAGAAGGAAATGCCGTACATGCACCACATGCAGTTGCGATAGTGTTGGCTGCTGGGACAATAGTCACAGTGCTTGAACCCAACCCGAACAGAACCTCTTGTTCCAAATAAGTGGTTATTCCGGCATAAGTCAAATAATCAAACTGCAAAGATGAATCGTATAATCCATATCCACCTGTTGTAATAACTAAACCTGTACTCGCATATGAAAACGAAGATGATGTCGGAGTTGTGCCGCCAGATATAATAGAGGCTGAGGCGCTACCAGAAAAACTAGCAATTCCGCTTCCAATATAATTTGCAATAACCGGAATGGCAGAGGCGGACATTCCTATGTAAGTAATAGCATTTGTGCTTACTAAAAATTGAGGACATTGAAAATTCAAAAGATCAAGAACATTAGTGTAAACATTTGGATCATTAAGATAAATGTCTGCTGGCTGTCTATAACGCTTTATATTGACAATTTGCCAAGGTAACTTTTCTCTTTCAAAATACTCACAAACTTCCTTCGGAGTTCTTGCAAGTATTGTTTGAATGAAGTTTTGTTTTTCTGGAACTGTTATCGCCAAAGCTTGAGTGGCATCTGGAGGATTCAAATATCCTTCAATCACATACCAGTAAAGAGGTATTTCTCCAATTGACCACTCAAAACTTAAATCAACTTCTATTGTATTGTTTACTGACCAATAAAAATCAATGTCAACATTGACTTTTGCTATTACTAATGCGGAGCCATTTATCTCCACACCGTCATTCATGGTGTCGTTGTATACGGTCATATAAATTATTTACCACGCAACAGCAAAAGAATTAGTTTGCGCTTGAAAGAGTAAATTTTGGAGTAAGATTAAGAATGTCTCCGTCAACTAAAATCCTAGAAGCAGCGAATTGTTCTGCCCACAAACATACTCCCGATGTCGAGCCAATTACATAATATCCATATAATGTATTACCAGTAATGCCACAAGTCCAAGATTGAGCAGTAACACTCGATTCGGCTTTGGTGGCAAAAGTTGAAGGAGATGCCCAATCACTTCTTGCAATAGTTTTAGCTGTGTAATTGGTAAAGTTGGCTTCGGTAAAATCACCAACAACGGTGGTATTGCTTGGGCTATAATTATTCTGATACAATCTTACAATATAGTCTTCTGTGTCAGTTGTGTTAATGAGCAACTTGGTCAGAAGTTCAATTTCACCAAGATCAGGTACTACTAGAGCCATTCTCCTCCTTATCTTCCAACCTTTCAAGAATACCAGCAATCAATGGATGGCGAACAATTGAACTAGGTTTGAATTGAATGACACCAACACCCTTAAGACCAGACAACTTTTCAACAACATTCATCAAAGCTCTATCTTTCCAAGGCAAGTCGCTTTGCAGAGGGTCGCCTGTGATAATTACTTTGCTGTTCTTTCCGAATCTTGTCAAAAATAATTTAATTTCGCCATAATTACAGTTCTGAGCTTCATCAAGAATGCAAACAGAATTATGAAATGTTCTGCCTCTCATGAACTGTAAAGGTGCAATTTCCACGCTCTTCGCAATTGCTTCACGCTGAGGGGAAAATGTTCCCAAACACATATCCATGCAATCAAAAAGAGGAAGCATATAAGGAGTTAATTTAGCATCGGCATCGCCGGGAAGGAACCCAAGACCTCTTCCCCCAGCTTCAATAGTTGGTCTTGTGATAACAATTTTTTCTTTTCTTTTTGCTAAAACTTCACTAATTGCAAAAGCGCAACCGAGGTGCGAATTATGAGTCACAGTAAAATTGTCGGTCAAAAACAATGAATCTTTATGATCAACAGTAATGCATTGCATTTCTTCATAATTCAATCTTTCTACACGGTCAATATATCTTTTTGGGAAATATTTTGTTCTTGATTTTAACAATCTTTTTTTTCTTTGTAAGAAAAAAATTTCAATTTCTTGAGGAAGATTAACATAACATCTATAGGAAATTCTATGGCGAGTACCGTCAGATTTAGAAGCGCCTTTTTTTACTTTTATTCTAGTCGATCCGCCCAAAGAATATACTAGTTGACAAAAATCTTGAGCCAGTTGATAAGATGTTGTGGTATAACTGCAAGAACCTGTTCTTTTTTCTACTGTGCCATCACCATCCATAAGTCCTTGGAGCAAAGCAATTCTTTGATCCACAGCACAATACTGATAATCACGAGGAATAAACTTTTCGTAAGATTTTTTGCCCCAAAGACCTAAATCTTTTAATACCTCTTTATAAATATTTTTACAACCACTCCTTTTCTTCTTTACAATACGATGATCAGCAGCTTCTGTATTAAATTTTGTTTTTGATTTACAAACATAATCTTCGCAAAGTGAACTAGTAATCCTTGAAACAACTTCCGATTCACAAGAACTAAAACATACATTTGAATTGGTCAAACTTCCTTCGGCAATAAAAATACCCATTAAATAAGGATTTATCAAAAATTTTTGCCTGTCGAAATTTAATGGTTTAGTAGCCATAACAGAAAATGATCTGTGCCCATCACTTCTTAAGTAATTTTTTTCAATATATGCAGTTGTCTTGACCTGATTTTTCCAGCCTTTATTTTTAGTATGAGAAATCGTCCATAAGTGTTCCTCACAGCAATCGACATAGGTATCATCGCTAAAATAAACACGACATACTTGCTTTTTACCTTGAGGAAAAACACCTGTCACTTTAGAAAAATTACCATCTGGATTAGCAATTTCGTCGCCAACCTTTACATCTCTCATCAAAATATATCCACTACGAGTATAAAGCTTTGAATTTAATGTTAAAGCTTTCCCCGTGCCTGCTGCACCCAATAAAAACAAAATATCATGTTGGTCAAATGCCGACCAAGCTAATTTTTGAGCAGCATTCAAAAACTCAACATGAAATTGTTGTTTTTTAACACTTGCGTGTTGATTGTTTTGAGGTTGTTTTTCTGTCTTGACAGGTTTTTTTCTTGGTTTAGCCATGATGTTATTTATATGTCCTATAATTTATTTTTACCAAATTATCAAACAATTTCAAACCATGATAAATCAGCTAAAACTTTCGTGTTTGCTGATGTAGGAGCCATAGCAATTGTCAACACTTGACTTGTTCCATCTAGTAATCTTCCTATTTGAAAGTTAAATTGATTCAGGCTGGTAATATCAATATATCCTTGCTTGTTGATATATCCGCCAATGACATTTGTTCCACTTCCACTTGCCAATGATGTAGCTGAAGTATCATATTGAACATTGCCATTATAATGTGTAGTCCAAACTGCGCCACTAGTGGTGCCGTCCAAAATAATTCTATATTGAACATCTTGATTGCTTGTCACAATTGCATTCAAATTTGAAGGAATAATAATTGAATCTAATCTTCCTGAAGCGAGACGCAAAGAAATAATTGGATATAACTCATCATCATTTGTAAGATTTTTAGGGGTTGTTCCTAAATCTACATTATATCTTCTGCTAAATCCTTCGTAGCCACCTTCTGAAATAACACTATTGCAAATTTGTTTTAGATTACCAGAATTAGCAATTGGTCCTTTATTTGTAATTTCAGCCCTTAATGGCAAACAAGCGGTTGTCATATATGTTCCGCTTATAGGACTTCCACCAACAGGAGTATGCTTAAAAGAATGACATGGTACATATGTGTTATTAAGTACAAAACCAACACGAACATCACCAACTCCAAGCCATTCTATTTCAATATATAAAATCAAAGAACTGCTGTAATTTGACAAGTTGTAGCCACTAGGTCCAGTTCCATCCAAGTTGTCTATATTCCAGTCTGAAATCCCATTTCTTGTTGCTTTTGTTTCGACAACAGAACCAGATACATAACTTCTTTTCACAAAATTTACTGATTCCCCATCTAATTCAAAATAAATTCCATTCTGTTCGCCAAAATAACCTATTCTTTGTCTCAAGCTTTCTTGTGCAGATGACATCGTAAATGTGCTATAAATAAGAAGTGATTTACCGGGCTGATAAGGCATTACTCTTTTGGTTTCAGCAATTACTTGAGATCCTGATGCCAAGTTAGTATTCAAATTGACAAGACTGCCATTGGTGTCATAAACAGTTGAACCGCCTCCACTTGTGACATAATTCCATTTGTCATTGATCTGATAACGATGCTGACTGTCAAAAACGGTGAAGGGATTGCTTACCCTAAGTCTTCCAAATGCATCTGTGGTTCCTGCTGCAAAACTAACTGGAATAGTATTGTTAGAAAATGCTCCTGATGAAATTGAAACAGGGAATGGATTTAATTGACTAACTGTGCCACTTGCTGTGTAAATCGAAGTGTTACCAGATGAAACGCTTACCCTACCTGATAAAATCGCAAACAGACCTGATGTAACAGAAACATTAAGATTTGTGCCTGAATTAACATTGATGTTAACTGTACCGCCGCCAATATCAACAGGGAGTGGATTTCCTTGGCTTACAGCGCCGCTTGCTGTGTAGAGTGAAATATTGCCTGATGAAACAGAAATGTTTCCAGAAACAATTCCAACAGGAAGTGGAAGGCCATTGTTTGGAAGGCCATTTGGAAAATTGATAAGAGATTGCTGGTTCATAATATTCAACACAATTTAATTGCGCTCCCACAAATGATATTTTATTTATACTTTTTGAACAATATTCTAATTTAAGTCATTTTCAACTAGATAGTTTTTAGGAGAAACAAGGATGAATTTTAGATTTTTTTTAGAATCCGAAGAGAAGAAAAATGTTGAAGAACTTTTGGCTTCATTGCCGAAATCTCATAGAAAACTTTTTGACGGATATAAATTCAAGTACACCAAAGGCAATACCTTAGATGGCGATAACAATCACATTGGTTACATTCATAAAAACAAAATAGTAATAGCAGCGCCTTGGAATTATGGTCGTGGATTCACGACACTTCACGAAATTGCTCATTTAATATGGGAACATCTAGTTACAGATGAACTAAAAAAAGAATGGCGTGAAATAATTAAAAGAACAAAACAAAAACAAATAGACAAGTTTCAAAAAAAATCCCAAAAAGAAGCAATAAGACAAGATGATGAGGAAATATTCTGCATGAGCTATGCTGCTTACTATAGCAATCATCCGCCAATCATTTGGGTCAATGACGAATGGAATAAATTCATCAAGAAAATCTAAATCAAGCCAATATTTTCCAATTTTTTGGCAGATAATCATTTTTATGTGGTTCTATTTCAATATTTTGTACATTTTCATAAAGGCTTGTTTTTTCATCTATGCATTTCTGAATTTTTTCACGATTTTTATATTCTTCTTTGTTAAATTCTTGATGAGCAAAAGACTGAATCTTATTGATTATAAAATCAATATCTCCAAAATAACTAAAATGCCAACCTCCTTTTGGAATGCATACTCTGCAAGGATAAAATCTCATTGCCTGAAAATCACCAACTTCCTTGAATTTAGAATAAGTAAATATTTTTGAATGAGTCCATTTGATTTGCCATTTGCAGTGAAGATTGTAATAATACAAATCCATCTCCAAAGCAACGCAATCTGCCAATCCTTGTTTTGCTATAATTTTTACTGTTTCTGGATCAGGTATTTCATCAACATCTGTTAAAATTAAAATATCTTGATCATCGAGAATTATGTCTTTTAGGCCTTTTATAATAGAACGCCTTTGGTGGTTTTCTCTAACCCAAGAATCGGTTTTTTCTGGCATATCATCAACTACAACATGAATTATTGGATATTCTTCATATTGGCTTTTTAATTCATCAAAATACAATCTTTTATTTTCGCCAGAGTGAGTTTTGGTAGCTTCCACTAAAATAAAATGATCTACTACATCTTTTAGTTCAGCAAGTCTTAAATCAAGAATCTTGAATTCATTATAGAATGTAAAACAATCTATTACCTTGGCCATATTTCATTCCCAAATGATTGTTCAATAATTAATTCTTTTTTTGCAAAAAAAAGGCGACGAATGAAAATCTGAGGTTTTCACCAGCATCTTTATCAACTCTGTTGATAGTGTGCCATGTATCACCTTTTGTAAATACCATTCTGTTTGGAAGACATGAAATATAATTGCCGAAACCATAGTAATCTAAAATAGGTTTAATGTGTTTTCTACTAAGTTCGCAGTCTGGGGTGGGGTTCATACAGGCAAGTTCTCTAGATGGCACATTGGCCACCATAAGCTCGCCTCCCCAACTGGGGTTCCATTCTTGGTGACAATAGAATATACATGCTCCAGAATAACCAAGATCATTATGCCATGAAATTCTTGAACCTTGTGGGTAAATGTAAGGTCTGTAAGAAATTTCGACCCAATCTTTTCCTTCTTCTCCCACTATTTGTGAAACATGCTCTTTAACCAAGAACTTCACATTTTCATGAAGAGCGTCAAGTGGAGAGTTGAATGGCAATTTTCTAGTTAGAGAATATTCTCCTGCATAATGATCACCATCACACAATCTCCAAACTTTTTCATGTTTTCCTAAATTCTTTGCGTAATCTAGTTGGCAAAAAAATTTGACAAAAGAGTCATAGAAGTCTTGATCAAAGACATTATCAAAAACGGCAAAACTATCATTTTTAACTGTTAGTCTCATCCAACTGCCTTGGAATAAACATCCGTCATGAGTTTTGGCAAAGTTGTCATTGCTTGTTCTGTCATTCTTTCATAATCAGAAATATCCATGCTGAAAATCTTATAGTGATGAATGATTGGATTTTTCATGATTTGCGGTTTATGGCCCTTTTGTTGAGCCCTAATTGTCAGAATAAAAGTTGTTCCTATCTGAGGAAGAGATTCTGGCCAAGGGCCGATATCACTCCAAGCTTCTCTTGTGATAAGAGTCAAATGGTCCTGAAGAAAATCAACCTTCTGTTGTCCCATCATATAGGATTGGGTATCAATTCCAACAAAACCGGAGCCTTGAGCCTCGGAAACATTGATCAATAGATCGATCCATGCAGGGTTGAGTATCACGACATCACAATGAATGAAAATAAAATACTTGCTGTTCTTATCGGCAGCTTGAACTCCCTTGTTACAAGCTGCGCTCCAATATAAATTTTTGTCATTTCTGACAACTTTCACTTCGCCTTCAATATCTTTAAGAAATTCCTGACTTTCCTTGCCGCTTCCGTTATCAACAACAATTATTTCATAGTTGTTGTTGAATGATGTGACAGCAATTGATTGAAGGCAAATGTTCAAATATTCTGGTCTATCTTTGTGGACGACAATAATTGAAACATGATCATCGCTGTTTTCGTGAAGTTTGACTGTCATTTCAGGACGGTCGCCTTCAAGAGGATTGTGTGTACTCATTTTTTGCTCCTTTATTCCACTACATCAATTTCAAATACGCCTCTTTCACAAACACATGGAATTGGACCAGATGGTGTTTGTATGGTTTCTGCATATTGTCTAGCCAAGGAATTAGCGTATTCGCCAGCTTTTGTAGAGCTAGTGAATGCCTTTTCTACCTTGCAGACAACATATTCACCTTGGACTTGTCTGGCTATGCTGATAATTGCAAATACTTTCATGATTTTATTCCTGTAGATCCAAAACCACCATTATTTCTATCAGTGGCGCTAAGTTCATTAACTTCTTGCCAATCGATTTGCCAAACTGGTTTGACCAGCATTTGGGCGAATCTATCTCCATGAGTAATTCTTATGATGTTTTTACTTGTGCTGTTGACAATTACTTTAATTCTGCCTCTGTAATCTGAATCAATAGTTCCGGGCGAGTTGGTAACTTGCAAACCTTGTATAGCAAGTCCGCTTCTGACCCTGATCTGCGCTTCCCAACCTAATGGCAACTCCATACTAAAACCGACATCAATTGTTTCCACTTGATTTGGCATTATAGAAACAAAATTGTGTCCTGCATCATTAGTGGTGATATTTGCAATTAAATCACATGCAGCAGCGCCATTTGTTTTATATTTGGGTATGAACATAGGAGAATCAGCAACTATCTTCACTGGCAGCTTGCCTTCAAGAAGACCGTTGTGACTTGTGAGATTAGAATTCTGTTTCTTGGGGGGCATTTGGGATCTCTTCTTCTTTGTTTTTTGTTTCTATTGAATCGTCAACCGGAGAAACAGTAGGGCTACTTAATCTTACTGCTTTTCTTGCTCTTAGTAAATGTTTATCGAAGTTTTGCATAAAATTTTCTAATGCCTGCTGCGGGTACTTGCTGGCAGATTTTTTCAATTCGGAAGTCACTTTGGCATCATAGTTCTTACTTTCGATAATCTTGTAGACCCTCTCCAAGGTCATGATTCTCAGTTTGCAAGGTACTTTTTCAGCATCGTTGTTCAAAGACACAGAAAATCCTGCTCTTTCAGCATTATTAGTTGGCATTTTTATTCCTTCTTGTCAAAAAAAGTTTCATTGTTGAATTTGCCCATGCGAACTTGTTCGGCCTTATACATGAAATCAGTTGGTATTTCAGGAACCTGAACATCCTCGGGTTTCATGCTATCAAGTATTTTTTTCTCAAGATAATCGTAATCTATTTTTGGATCACTCTTGTCCAAAAAGAATACTTTGTTCATTGAGTAATCAACACCAACACTCAAAGACCTTGATTGAGCATTTTCATCAAGGAACTCGACCATCATGGTCAAAATAAAGGAAGAAGATGTTATTTTATATTTTCCGCTCATGTAAAACTAAATAAGTAATCATGAAGAACAATTTCAAAGAATTTACGAATATGATGGATTGTTTGGAAAGATATGGAGCAATATGCGTCTCGGAGAATTTTTCTTGGACAAAATCATTCGTTCTTCCCAACATGTCTCTCGACTTGCCTGAAACTGAAAAGAAATCAAAAATAAGCTTGATAATACTCAAAAGAAACCCAATTTATGTCCAGCTATCTGACGGGACTAAGCTTTATTTTACGCATAGTGAATTTAGGAGAATCAATCCACAACCAGAAGTGGGTAAAATAATGGCAGTAAAGATGTTGAGGCTTGCTAGCGACAATGGCGCTTACCCATCACAAATCACAAATTGCCAAGTTCTGTAAGAAAAAGGAATTATAATTTCTTAATTTTACTGACATCAATCTTGTCTGGATCGATTCCGGGTCCATATGGAGATGGACTATAATCTTTCTTGAGCTTCTCAATCACAACATCGGCAACTTTGTCCACAAAAATCTTGCCGCCTATTCCTATGACAAGCATGGCTCCTGTCAAACCAGCAACTATCCAAAAAAACTTGTTGTTCATTGCATTGTTCATAAAAACTCCAATTATGATGTATTTTATTTACTGTTTTTATTTACATTTTTGAGCCATTGTTCTCTCTTGAATCCCAAGTTATTCATTTCAAAAGGCATCAATTTTTTGATATTTTCTTTATAATCAAGAGAAATATTCTTGGGAATTTCTATTTTCACAGTAATGAAAAGATCACCGTAAACTCCATTCGGCATAATCATACCCTTGCCTCGTATTTTGAACTTGGCGTGACTTTGAGTTCCTTCTGGAATCTTAACAGTTACAACTTCTTTTCCGATAGTTACCACATCAATATCACAACCGAATACAAGCTGTGAATAAGTCATTGGCACATCAATTAAAAGATCGATTCCATCTCTGGTAAAAATAGCATGTTCACGAACAAGGACATGAACAATAAGATCTCCCGGCCTTCCTCCACGAACAGACTCTTCTCCTTCTCCAACCAACTTGAGATTCATCGCATCATCTATGCCGCAAGGTATTTGTATCTGGATTTTCTTTTCTTTGTGTCCAGCCAGAAATCCATTGGCATTGCAATCATCACATGGAATTGGATTTATCTTACCAAGTCCATTACAAACTGGGCAATTTGTTCTAAATTCAAATGGCGAATTGTTAACCTTCGTGAATCCCTGTCCTTGGCATGAACCGCAAACTTCACTACTTAATTGACCCAAACCCTTGCAAGTATTGCAGGTGTTTTTAAGCTTCAGGGAAATCTCTTTGGTACAGCCGCTATAGGCTTCTTCAAGATCGATTTCTAACCTGACAGTCATATTCCTGCCACGGAATGTACTCTTGCCAAATATTTCATTCATTACATCCCCGAAATCGGGGCCGAAGGGGTTACCTTCGCTTCCCCTATTTCGGAAGTGCATGGAGAATCCGTTGCTATCATATTGGGATCTCTTAGAATCATCGCTTAGAATGTCATATGCTTCTTGAATTTCCCTAAATCGGGCCTCAGCTTCACTATCGCCGGGATTGCGATCTGGATGATGTGTCTGAGCGCCTTTCCGATAAGCCTTTACGATCTCTTCTTTAGTGGCATTTTTTGCAACGCCAAGAACAGAATATGGGTCTTTCATTAATCGGGTATTTCATCCATTTTCAATTAGTAATGATTCAAACTGTTTCTTCGACAATCACGCCCTTGACTGATGTGGGCTCCATCAAGAAACGATCACGATTTATCCCGTCCCAATTAGGAACATGAATTCCAGCGCCGGAAACCGTTACTCTATCTCCAATATCGAATCCATAATCGCTAGGCTTGAAATTGGGACCAACTGCACGAACATATCCCTGAAGAGGAACTTTCAAATCGATCTTTTCATTAACAACAAGAGTTGTGCCCAACATTTCCTGTTGCGTGAGGAACTCAATCAAAACCTGTGAGCCACAAGGCTTCACTGACTTGATCTTTGGAACAGGTACGGCTGAATTAAAAACCGTGCCCGCTGGTGTGAGAATCTTATTCTTTGACATTGTTGCCTTTCCCGTTAAATCATCTAATGATGAATTTAATTTAAGTTCTGGCCACCGATAAAACTCTCTGAAATAGTGAAAATATCAGCATTGAATGTCTGACTTGCTATAGCAGAGCCGATGGCGCTCATGGTTACATTAGTATGTGGTAATAAAGTTTTCTTGTCAGACAAAAAATTCACAAGCATTCTTTCGCAGGCACCATCTTTCAAGTCAAGATAGCCATGAATTGATTGTTCATAAACGATTTTAGCAAAATCCAGCAACTCTTCTCTAGTAAGATTGTATGTCATAAAAGAAACCTCAAGCCCAATAACATATGAAGAAACACTTTCCGTCTTTTTCTCCAATTATGATAGGATAAATATACTTGTTTTTAATGAAAACTTTATCTAGTTCTTTAGAACACTCTTCTTGAGAACCACAATCCTGCAACAAACCTGATTCGTTTTTGAAAATATGATTTTTGTAAGATATTGACGGAACAATAACCCCAAAATGATCAAAAATAGGCTTGTCGTTTGCCTCTGGAAAACTCTCCAACAACTTAATTGTTTGCATTACTTGTTCTGGCGCAATGTCAACAACTTCATGAAAAGGATAAACCTTTGGCTCATAATCATAAACGGTATTCAAGTCCAAGGAATGATCAAAAAAATAATTTTTGAAGAAAATCCTTGGAACCTTAATTTGTGCATCCATCCTCATAATATGTCCACCAGCATGTAGCTGGTATGCTGGGCTATATGTGTAACCCAAACACTTTGCGAGAATAATTGCGGCATTGGTCATTGTGATTCTGTTGAAACCATAATATGTTTGTTCCATGTTTTCACGGAAAACTCCAATGCTCTTGGCTATCTCTGAAGCAAGACTATGACATCCTAACTCCTGATACCTTTTCATTTTCTTTTCTGCTTGTTTTAACTCACGCATATAAGCAGAATCATACCTGATGAATTGTTTGAAGTTGTCAGTTTGTGCATTCCATAATTCATCACTCTTCTTATAAAAATTTTGCAAATCAATAATTTGCATTTTCTTGCAAAATCTAATTGCTTCTCTTTCCTCAGAGTCCAATATCAATCTAACATAAGACTTATTGTAATTTGCATTGTCTATTTTTTTAATTACGGTTTTATCGAGAGACTCTTTGACAAACAAGCTGCCAATCCAAGGAAATATCTCGTTTAATTGATTGTTTTTAGCGTATTCTGCCATGGCCAAAAATTGCATGCATTTTTTGGCGAAATTTTGGTTGTCTGAAAAATTACCATCAAAAATAGTAGCCAAGTCTGGATGGCTCATATCCAGAACTTTTGTCAATTGGAGAAGATTGGTTCCAAATTGACCAAATGCATACTCAAGAAGATCTTGACTAGAATCGTGTATCAACCTCAGAAGAAGAGGAGGATTAGACGAAGAAGCGTTTCCATGGACATGGAGACGACGAATGAACTCATTCTGAAGGTCGTTTATCTTTTCTGACAAAATATCATTACTCATATGATTGTCCATTCCGCCCACAAATGACGGACATTACAATTAATTCCTTATTCAAGAAACCTTTGGTGACACTATGCATATTATTCTATTGCCTTCCATAGAAGGTGACTTCTCTATGATCGCTACTTGTTGAATTTGCTCAACAATCTTCCGCATGACCGTGTGGCCTTGCTCTTTATTGTTCATCTCACGGAATCCCTTGAAAATTAAATTGAACTGAACCTTACATTTTTCTTCCAAAAACTTTTTCGCTTGATTCAATTTTGTTTCAATATCATGTTCCTGAATTGCAGGGCGAAGCCTTATTTCCTTAAGTTGAACTTGCGACTCACGCTGTTTCTTAGATGCTTCCTTCTTCTTGATATTCTGTTCATATTTGAAGCGACCATAATCCATAATTCTGCAAACTGGAGGCTTGGCTGTTGGAGCTATTTCCACCAAATCCAAACCTTCGTCCATTGCTAATTTTCGTGCTTGATCAGTCGGCATTATTCCGAGTTGTTCTTCGTCACGAACAACACGAACTTGTGGCACTCTTATCTGCCAGTTCACTCTGTTTTGATCTTCACGACGATTATTTGCGTTTGTAAACTTGTTTTGATTCATATTCATTTCCCGTCTAATATTGACGGATTTCTAAGTAAAGATAGACCTAAAAAAATGTAACACCACAAAATTCTCATGTCAATCATTAATTGTAATAGTGTCAACGATTTTTATGTAAAATCCTTCTTTATCAACTGGGAATCTTCTTATCCAATCAATTCCAGTTCCCATACTACAAGAAAATGTACTTGGTGTGAAAGAAGGGTCTGTGAAACTTGGAACAACACCATCAGGAAGGAGATTGCTTGGAATTTGATTGCTAGGAACAGTTGTTTGCATGTTTATTCCCAAAACCAACATTTTCATGAGCTTAAACTCAAGATAGTAGCAGCCCGGCAAACATGTATCCTCTGAGTGCCACTCATAAACAAGAAAGCTTTCTGTCAGAACATTTTCTGTCGTAGTTCCATCTATGTTGATCACATCTTGATAAACCATTTCTGTCGAAGAAGAAGCATTTGTAAACTTGATAATTTTAACAGAATTTCCACGCTTCCAGTTTTGAACTGGAGTTCCGTGATAACCTCTTTGAACATGAACTAAGCGATTTACTTCATCAAATCCTGTGACCAACATTTTTTCCGGCAACCTAGCCTGATCCATAATCAGCACATCACCCTGCATTACTTGGTTAAAACCAATATTATCGGCGAAAGCCAAAACAGTATCATCCTGATCCAATGCAACCTTAAGCTTGCCCTTGGCCCACATAGTTGCTTCTAAAACCAAGTCAGTTAGATCAAGAGGTCCGTCACAATCCTCGACCTTCACCTTGAAAAAAGGCTTGGTATCATGTCTTCTTATTGTAAAATCAGGGCATTTGCCGCTTATGCAACCATACTCATCAGGACAAGTTTGCACAGAAGAGGAGCCACAACCAATACCAGTAGATGTACATGCCATGGAATTATTTATGTTCTAAGGAATCAAAATAATCTCTTGTCCAATTCAAATTAGTTTCCAATTCATTTACATCTACAAAGACGCATTGTATTTTATTTTTTGCATCCAAATCTATGTTTTCTTTTGGGTAGTAATAAACAGATTTTATTCCCGTACATGCAATTATGGTCATTGCAGAATCCCTAGTTGGAGGGCTGGTTATATAAAGATTAGCATTTATGATTTCGTTCTTGCATCCAATAATCGCTTGTATTTCTGCTGGAATCAATATTTTGGTTGATTCCGCAAACTCAGGGGGATTTTCAATGCCATAAGATATCAATCTATTAGCATTGTTGACTAATACGCAAGCACGGTTGGTTTTAGATTTTACAGCAAACATAAAAGCCATGGTCATCCAATAATCATGGTTTTCTATTTTCTCTTGCAGATTTTTTTTCTGGAAACAATTCATATTTTTTGGAATTTTACTGAGGAATTAATTTGGATTTACCATTTGAATAAAATTTATAATGAATTCATCAGCCTTGAAATGATTCTTAAATTGTTTCAAATCTTTCTTTTGAGAATCATTCAGGTGCCTTTTAATTACACTTTCTGGCATTGGGACAAACATTTTCCAGCCACTATAGTTTTTGAATGTTGCAACAAATGATGCAGGTACAATTCCAATATGCAAGAAATCACTACATTCTAAAAAGTAACTGTCTGATTGGGCATCGTAGACATAACCCTGAATGGGTACTCCACGCTTGCAATTAATTTTATTGATAAAATTCTTGCTTTTATCTAAGCAAATTGCGACTGCAATCACATATGTTTCTTGTTCTGCTTGAATTATGGAAATACTACCATGAACTTCCCGAGCATTTTTCAAACTCTGTTTTTCAACATCGTTAATTATATCTTCTTGTGATGATATTCTAGATTCTTCTGACATAAGATAGCCCCTTATTTTCGCTCTTAGAGAGTATCTTCTTTCTAACAAGCGTTGGTTATCTTAGACATTATACGCATTTGCAATAATCATCATTTTTTCTCTTTGTCAATTTCTGACGGATTTTTTAATCTTGTGTCGCCTTTTTTCTTGATCTTCTTAGAAACATATTTTTTAAGAGGCTTCTTAGAATCAGGTTTCTTAGAATCGGGCTTCTTAGAATCAGGCTTCTTAGAATCAGGCTTCTTAGAATCGGGTTTCTTAGAATCGGGTTTCTTAGAATCGGGTTTCTTAGAATCAAGCTTTTCAATATCTGCCAGTCTAGCGAGTTTTTGAGCGGCTATTTTCTTGGCTTTTTTAAGTTCTTCTAGGTCTTTCTTAAGACTTTCTATTTCCTTAAGCCATGTTTCAATGTCATGCCTTGCCACAGGAGCCTTTTTTGGCTTACCTTTTTTGGCAGCTTCATCAAGCCTTTTTGCTCTCCATTCGTGAAAAGACAGCATTATTGACCTTTTTTCTTTTTGCGCTTACTTTTTCGTTTTTTCTTAGGATGATCTGGTGTGCCAAATTCCTTAATTGCCTTCTTAACAAATTCAGGATGTGGAGTTGATCTTGACATCGCAACACCGGCTGACATGGGGTAATTGCCCCTCATGATCCCATCCCTCAAACGAGTTGTGGGACTAGCCTCGTCAAATTTATTACGCCAGTCTTTGAATGATATAAGTGCCATAAATTATTTACTACGATGCTTGTTAAATTTATAATTTCCATTTTCTATTTCTAAAACACCAGCCATATCAAAATTTAATTTTGCTTCTTTGTGGGCTTTTTCAATAATTTGCAATTTTTCATGCAAATTCTTCAACCACTTTGGCTGAACAGAAATACCAGTATGATCCGTGAAATTCTTAAAATCATGAAATACAAAATAATATTTGAGAAATGCCTCCTGAATAACCGAATCAAAATAATTCAGGAGGTATTTCTTTTCCTTTGGAAGCTGATAATTGTCAAATTCTCTGCTGAGAAGCAATAAGTCACGATTCAAAAACAACCCCCTCAACTAATTCTAAATGCAACAACAAAATGCCACCAGCGAATTCCTTGGGTATGCGAAAAGGGGATAGTGAAATATCATTCAAAATATCAATGATCATTTTTGCCCCACCATCAACACCATCAAGACTTGTCTTGAAAACCAAGTCCTCGTTACCATTTATGCCACCATGCGCTTTGTCGATGCTGCTCAACATATCTGAGTTCAGTATGGTGGAAATTATTTTATCGTTAATCAAAATCTGTTCCGTAATTTTGCCGCCAACATAAAGACTCTTGCCTTTGAAATACTCAGAGGCATACTTTATAGCCAAATTTTTTGCATTCTGCTTAAATTCTTCGACAATTTGATTGTTGACAAGATCATCATCTTTTGATGACTCAGAATAATCCACAAGCCCATCAAGCAAGCTGTGGATAACTTTTGATGACTCATTGCGTGAATTAAAAGGAAACATAAGAACATCCTTGCTCATGATTACCTCTATACTTCCATCTTGTGACGGATTGCTTTACCCATCCAAAATGACAAGTACCCCGTTATCGTGCCAAAGTAAAAAATCTTTTCAACTACCATCCAAATATCATAAAAACCCTTACATGACGATACATAAAATGGAGAATTAACATGAAAAAATTCATTTTTTTGATCGCTCTGATATTTTTGTCAGGATGTGCAAACTTCAATCCACGGAATAATCCAAAGATTGAAAATAAAAGCGGTAAAATAGAGGATATACGAACAAATCAAAATGGTATAATGGCTGAAATTGGTAAATTGCGTCAAGAAATGGAAGTCAATAACAGTAAACTCAAAGAAATTCAAAGTGGTTTGGTGAACATCAACTCTGCAATTTCACGCAATGAAAATACAGGAATTCAAATAATTCAAGGAGATGGTGCATTAATTTTTGTATTCGCAATAGTTGTCATCGGTATGTTTTTATTCTATTATCGTGACAGGGCAATTAAGAGCGAAAAGACTGGCGAACTCATGGCAAGAGAAATTGCCCGTTTTAACAGTCCGAAATTTGAAACCGAAATATTGTCTATTGCTGCCGAAGAGAATAAAGCAAAAGACATCTATGAATTAATTAAGCAAAGACTTCAATCAAATTAATTTTTTTGGTCGTAACCTTGCTCGATATGCCTGAGCAATGGATAGCCACCACAATTATCTCCCAAAGGCAGATTGTCGGCATGAATATTCTTGCCTTTCATGTGCATTGAATGCACATACGAGTCAATTTCTTCATCAATCTTTTCGGCTTTGGCGGAAATTTTCATGCAATAAAATTTGTTTCTATCGTTGTCGTCCTGTGACAAATAGCGGCAGCGACGATGTGTTACATCGTCAACAAGACAAACATCCTTTAGCTGCTTCAAACTCAACATCGCTCATTCACTCCGAGATTTCAATCAGAAATTTCAACTTCTTTCCCAATATCCGAAATTAGTTTATCAGAACCATGATCGATTTCATGCTGAAAAACAACTGCAAACAAATCTTTTTCTTGCCTGCTGACATCGTGCAAAACCAAAGAAGGCATTCCAGATATAATCAACTGTTTGCCATTAAGCTTTATTTTGGAAAAACGCTCAACTTCAAATCTTCTAAATTCACCAGATTCGCTTCTTAGAGAAAGGCATCCTTCAACTGATCTCATCTTTTCGCCTTCTCCGATATAATCGCAATTCAAATAATATTCAAAAGTCCTGTTTCTTTTTACAATAAATAATTTCCAAGGAATGCCCAATTGGTTTGCGGACAGTCCTATGCCATTATTTTCGTCGCAGATTTTTTCCATTTTATTACACAATCGAAAAATCGCCATTAGATTATCCAAAGGCACATCCATGGCCTTTGGAATATCTGCGACTGCGACTATTTTTAACGGGTCGGAAAATTTCATGCTTGATTGAGTCATGACGGAATTTAACTGCCTCTTATTATGGAGTGGTAAGCGCCTTAACTACAGCATCAACACGAACTGATAGCCATTGCTTTAGACTTTCAGAAGAAACTCTCATTTCAACAGGAACCTTGAATACAACGACATCAACATCTTCATCGACATTTGGCAAATTCTTTTCAACCAAATCACGAATTAATTTAGAAACACTAATATTCCTTTTTTTAGCAACAGCCTTCATTTTTTCCTGAATGTCGAGATCGACACTCAAGCTCATAATGGTTCCTTTTTTAGCAGTCATTATTCACCTTTAGTTTTTGCTTTCTTATTGTCGGACTTCTTGGGCTTGCGTCTCTCAGGAAAGTTCTCACGCAACTTTTCCTTTAGGCGCACATTTTCGGCCTCTCTTTTCTTTCTTCTTCTCTCTTCGCCGGGAGTTTCATAAAATTCCCTAGCCTTGTAGTCATGCAGAATTCCAGCTTCTGCAACCTGTTTCTTAAATGCAGTGAACATTTTTTTGAATGCAATCTCCTTCTCGTACCAACTCGGATTAGAAGGAAGATCACGCAATTCAACTTTACAAGCCATTTTTTTGTCCTCTATCTTATTTCGTCTTCAGACGAAACCTTTATAAACCTTGTTCCTAATTTCTTGGTCTTCTGCGGCTGCACAAATTCTCCATAAGGCACATTTTCATAAGATTCCGCAGTAGAAGGCCAATCGTCTCGATTTAATTCTGGAAGAAATGATTCCATCTTTTGATAAATCGTCTGATAAATATCACTCGTCCACAAACCAATATCGCCACTTGTTATGATAGTAGAAAACGAAAAAATATATTGCTTGGGTATCCTGCTTCCGCTCAAACTGTCTATTTCTAACTCTTTGGTTCCAAAATACCTAGACCTTTCATCGACACAAACAAAAGGACTCCTAGCAATCATCGCAAGTCTTGATATTCCATTAAATATATCCAAAACACAATCAGAAGACCTCATTGCAGACAAAACTTTAACAATATCATTTTCCTTAATATAAATACATTTGTCGTCAAGCTCGTCAGATATGTCATAGGACAAGTAATTTTGCCAAATAACAGGAGTGATGTTTTTCTTAAGAAGGAATTTAGCCAATCCAATATAAAAATCTTTGTTTGCCTTTACATTATCACTTATTCCATTGTGCCAAAATTTTCCATAAATTGAAGGATGTATAAAAACCTTGTATCCCGACTTTGTCATTAAAAACTTATTGAAATCTCTGCCTATAATTGTTGAACTGGGAATAAATGGCAAAAATCTCTTAGTGTCAGTAAACTTTTCAAAATATTGATTTGTGAAGCCATTTTTATAATATTTTTGCAATTCGTTGGCATCAATTACATCCCTGAAGAATTCATTGAAATTGCGAATAAAGGTTGATGAGAAATCTGACTTGTTTCTCATGCCTTCTGATCGTTCATAAAATTTCCTTATTATTGAATCATCGTTCAATGACCAATACTCGTCAGCGTAAGGAAAAAGGCCTTGGAATCCCGGCCACGATGCTACTATAAAGTACTTTGAGCCTCTAACCTCATTGCGGTAACGATGCAAAAGATAAGAAGAAAGAACTGTCAAATTTCTTAAGTCGCCAAAGAAAGGAAGAACGCTAATCCCTGTGAAATCAGTAGGAATCTTCTTCTCTTCGTAGCGATCCCTTATGAATCCATTTCGATCAGCGGCTCTCTTCAAAAAATCAACTACAGAAATCACATGTTCCTCCACTCTTTTTGTTTTTGTACCATTTCGGAAACTATTCCTTGATCTTCAACCAAACCCAATATGTCTTCCCAATTATCTTCATTCATTTCTTTAATTGCCTTTTTCAAAACATCCAAGGCAAGCTCGTGATTCTCAACAACACTAAAATAATGAGCCAAAACCAACTTTTTCTTATTATAATCTGTAGTTAAAGCAATTCTTTTGCCTTCTTGGCCATTTCCAGCAATCTGATCAGGACTCTCAAAAAGAATCCAAGGAACGCCCATCATGCTTGCCAATCGAGTAGATGCTGTCCAAAACTGAATCGTAAATTGCAAATTTGTCATTATAGCTAAAGTTAATTCCAAATCCCTTGATTCTTCCATCCTGCTAAAATCAATAATATGATCAACTGGGCATGGCTGCACACTTTGTTTTTCTCCAAGCCATATTGGGTTATAACCCATTTCCTCAAGTGTACTTATCAACTTTACATAAAATTCAGAACTCAAATTCCTGCCGTATATCTTTCTTCCCCTAGCAAAGATTCCAACCGAATTAGGCTTCAGTAATTCCCTCGCCTTTGACTGCATCTTGATCGAAGGCCTTGGAACATTGACGGCAAATTTTCTATGATGTGAAATATCAGATAGAAATCCTCTTACAACATTCTCAGAAAAACAACTAGGACATCCCTTCTCCACCTCGGCAGCACACCAAGTTTTTTTGCACAACTCACAAGTGTTAACAACACATAAATAACCCATTTTATTAGTGGCAAAAACAGAACCATGTTCTTCAAGATTTTTTTCTATTCTTTTGATATTTTTTGATGAGTTGGTAAATGCGTTGGAATATTCACGCAAATTCATGCAACTTTGTTCTATCTCCCAAAATTCGTCAACAAGATGCCTGTATAAATATTCTCTTCCATACCATCCAGCACATATAACATAAGCACCGGGATTATTGGCTATAATCTTTGGTATGCAATACATCAAACCAATAGTTTCACAGCCAAACTCAGAAAAACAACACACAATTAATATTTTCTTTTTGTTTTCTGGCTTTGGACGATTATTGTTCTTGAAAACCTTGAACTTGGCCTGAAGGAGTAAAATCTCTTTTGGCAGTAAAACTCCATCACCGGGATTACGCCTACAAGAGGTTATCAGATTCATGCATTGTTTCTCTTAATTCTTGTCATCTTTGCAGGAAGACCACATCTAGGACACTTGAATGTACGAGTAAAACCACATGTTTCACACTTTTTAATTTCAGCCAAATCCTTGAGATCATCAGTCAGGCCAGTAGAAAGTCTGGCCCAACGACATTTGTGACATCTAATTATAAAATTTTGTTCCATAATGCATTAGAGTTAATTGTAAACAAGATTGTTTTCTTTCATCCATGAAGTTAATTGAATATCTTTACCTTCCAAAGAAAAACTTATTTCAATAATCCATTTACCATTATCTAATTTCTTATCAAGAAAAACAATTGGATTTTCTACTTTGTTCAATAATTCAATCACCTTCTTCTTCGCATCAATAGTGGCCTTGAGAGGAATTTCTCCCAAAATTCTTGCCATTAAATCTTCAGAAAGAGAATTTCTAATGCTCAAATCAAATGTGTTTCCATCAATAACAGTTATCTTCTTGACATCATATTTCTTTGACAAAAGGTTTGATGGTTGCTCACTTATTGGAGGAACAAATTGAGTTGATTCTTTGGATCTAAAAATCAAAACCAAAGCTATGAGCAACCACAAACCCAAAACAACGATTTCAATTATTTTTGACTTGAACACCTTTTCCTCCGTCAACAGCAAGAATGGCTTCTTTCATATCCAACAAATCATCTTGCCATAAACCATATTTACGAACATTCTTGGCAAAAACCTCAAGATCAAGAGGGTCAACCTTCCACTTTATATTACCTTCTTTGTCGGTCTTGGGAACTTTGCTATACTGAATCCTGCCAAATTCATCAATCACTTTTATTTTTTTGCCATTTTCCTCAATAACTTCAGGAATGTATTCCATATCGAGTCTTGTGAGCATTAGATCAATATAGGCTTCTTTGGCATCAGGCTGCAAAGCTGATGACCATAATTCCAAAGGGACTATAAGACAGAAGTCATACTTCTCCCTTTGATAAAGCTTTGCTGTTGGGCTGAACTTGCTAAGTTTACCAAGATTCCACTTATTTTTTACAAAAGCTTTGCCTTCATCAAGACAAATGGCAATACGACAATCATCAAGTCTTGGCGAATGATGCTTTGACTTAACTAATGACAACAATTGCATGATTTCATCTGGCGCTTTCCAAGGATTTGACATTGCTTTCTCCATCTAAATGAAAGATGAATCAATTATATGCAAAAATTGCATAAAAAAAAAGTACAAATCAAATCTTGGGAGTAGTTGACACTAAGCTTGTGCTGTTCTTTGATCGCCACCATCATTTTTAAC